CGCCCATGGTAGAAGAGACGGCTCCGAATACGCCCATGGTAGAAGAGACGGCTCCGAATACGCCCATGGTAGGAGAGACGGCTCCGAATACGCCCATGGTAGAAGAGACGGCTCCGAATACGCCCATGGTAGAAGAGACGGTCGAGAGTGGGATTTTGGCTAACGGATCGATCGATGAAGAGCATGTAGCACCTGTATTTCCAACGAATGTAGATTATTCCAAAATGAATATGGATCAATTGAAAAGATTGTGTCGCGAAAAGGGCATGAAAAAGGTGTCAGGACGTCGTAAAGAGCATTTGATCGAATATCTTTCAAAACCTACTGATGGGAAATTACGGAGCAATTCGCAGGTGGATTTGATTGAGGAAGCACAAGCATTACGTTCTTCAATGGAAGGTGTTTCAGAAAGGGTGAGCGAAATTCTGGAGAATCGTAATCTGTACAATTTGAATTTTGACGAATTACGAGATGTGTGCAAGATTCGTGGAATAGATATCCGCAATAAGAAAAAGAAGGATTTGATTCAAAGTTTGGAGACATTTGACCAACATGAACAAAATTTCGATTCTGCATTAGTCAATGACGATGATATTTTTTAAAAAAAAAACTATATAATAAAATGTCCACAAACAAATATATTTCACCCTATGTCAAACCTGAGGATGTTGAACCGGTCTACTTTATAAACAACAAAGATTTTTCGCTTGTGGAATCTTCTAACTTTTACAAAACACCTTTGGGCTATGAGAGCATGGATCCACGGACGTTTGATGCACCTCGCGCACAGCGCTTACCATTAAATCGTCCACCCATCCAGACAAAAAATACAGATCCGACACAAGATATATATACAAAAGAGAACACGTATGGTGTTTATGCAGGAATTTATCCCAATTATGCCTCTATTAAAGGTGGAAACATTATCTACAAAACCTATGCCGATAATTCACCATATACGTCACCCTTGTTTGTTCTACCAAGTGGTGTCGTCCCAACTATATATACAGATCCAATGGACTCAAAATCCACCATCTATGTGAAAGAACGCATGTTTGAAAAAAATAACAATATATTTCCTTTGAGATTCGATCAGGATCAGATAGAATTTAGAGAGGATATCATGTCCAGACAAATGCGATCGAGATATAAAAACGATTACACTTTCTATAAAATTTATAAAGACTAAAATCAATTTATGCAGTAAAATTAATTTATTTACATATCTCAGGATACTTCCACGGTCTTGGGTGTTTCTTGTTTATGTTCTATGCGCACTGGATTATCATTTGAAATTTCCTCTTCCTCGACGTCATCGTCTTCAACCCGACCTTCTTTCACTTCTGAAGTTGCCAATTCGCCCAATTCCTTTTCAATTTCCTTTTCCAATCCTCTTCTCTTATTTTCTTCCTGTACCATTTCTTTTGCTCTATCATTGATTTCTTCCGGTTCTGGTGCATCATTTCCTTGGAACATGGTCATGAATGTGTTCATCATTGGTAGAACCGTGTTCAAGTTTCCCATTGGATTTTGGGGTCTCTGACGAGGGCCTGTAGGTGTGGTTGTTGGTGATGTGGCTGGTTGAACAGGTACTTTTCTCTCCGGTGCCATGGTTTCCTGTTGGGTCCTCGACATTAATAAAAATCGCTGTAGCTGAACACTGGCCGCTTCTAGCCTATTTAAACGACGAAATAGAACATAAAAACCGCACACGGTGACAATAAGCACCCCCGCTAAAATACATAAAATTACTTTATAATCCATATTTTTTTTATATAAATTGTATCTATTTAAATCGAAATAGGACAATCATTATTTTTTCCATTTTGTTTCTTTGCCATAGAGGAAGAGTAGAACGATTGTAAAAATGATGATAATTCCGATTAATGCAAACATGATATAAGCCAGAATATTAAATGTGGTGGAAGTTGTTGTAGTGTTGGATTCATCATTGACATAGGTTTCTTTTTCATGTTGGGAAGGTTTTATGTATTGATCAATAATTGGGGTTGTAATATCGCCACCTGCAACATACGGAAGAAGTTGCAAACCAAAAAAAAGATTTTCATCGGAAGGTACTACAAGATGGATGTCGTAATAATCACTGTTCTCAGAGAGACCTTGCCAATCTGCTTTCACGAGAAATGAATTTCCGCCATCACATCCGTCTACAAATTGAGCCTGCATCTTATCCAAAATACATTGAGGTGAAATAAAAATATAGATTGGTGTCTGATTTGGTTCCAGACTCGATATCGCGAGGGCGGTGGATAGCATGTCATTTGTACCAAACAACCAACAGCAGCCACAGTTACCCTGATCCCATGAAGGACCGCACACTGGTACGTTGTATTGGTTGTGTTTATTGGTATAGGAGAGTTTATCTTGATAGGCCAAAGGGATTATTATATTGGGGATAGAAATTGGTTTTGCACGTGATATCAAAGGCGAGTCTACCGCCGGCAAAAATGGATTGTATCCTAAGCGGTATCGTTGTGTTGTGTCCGTGGCCCGTTCGGATGCTGCAACATTTTTTCTCGACACCGCATTGAATGCATTTTCAGGTTGAAATACGTCAAAAGGGGAGAGTTCGGAGGAGTATTGTTTTAGCGAATCCTTATTATACTGCAGATTCATACTATCACAGAAGAAAGCATCCTGAAATAGTTCCGATGGTCTTGATGTCATGTAAATGGCGAAAAACCCTCTGTTTCCCCACTGTTGGCCCCAGGAGTTTTTTAAGATCCAATACTTTTTATCATCAAGTGTGCCATATCCAACTAAAAGTACTTCATGATTCGCTTGAATGGTATTCCCGTCTAGATTTATTTTATTCGTAAGAATAAACTGACCAGGATTATCCGAAGGATTTGTGATATCAACATCAAAATTTAAGACATTGATGGACACCGCAATCGGACCTTTGGAATATAGTATTTTCTGTATTATGTCATTTGAATCCATTTCCGGTTCCCTGTCGAATACAATTATAGGAAAATCAGCATCTGCAATATTTTGTATCAGCGACATTTTTTATTACTAATAAAAAAATTAAAAATTGTTTAATACATTCTCCAGGTTTTCATAAGGTAATTATAAGATCAGTGGTTGGATACAACATTTTGGCAATCCGGACATTTTCCATGATTTGTTCCCTGTCCATTGTTTTTTTCCGCACTAATGTATTTGCCAACCACAGAAGCATCGATTTATTTCTCAAAAGAAGCTTTCGTACCTCGATAGCACAATCTTCGACAAGGTTTTGAATTTGTTTGTCTGCCAAGAGCTTTACCTGCTCACTCAAAAGCGAATGAATCGGGCGTGGAACCATCCCATGATCCAGGACCATCTCTTTTGCCAGCGTCGTAGCACGAATCGAGTCATCCAGAGCCCCGGTTGAACTCTCTTCATCAAAAAGAATCTCTTCGGCAATTTTCCCAGCCAGGAATATCATTATTTTTTCCCGGAGATACGTTTTCGAATACAAACCTTTTCGATTTGGAACAAAATACGTATATCCTAGAGAACCATGCCCACAGCTATCAATTGTTATTTTGGACGGAGGCTCATGTAAGGTCGAGAATAGTCCCATGAGTAAATGGCCACATTCATGGATGGCAACCCGTTGCTGCAAATCGTAAGTTAACACCGCATTCGATGTGGTAGTACCAAGGATAATATTATCCCGAGTTCTATCCACCATTGAAACCGTATCCACAGTTTTATTGTGACGCAATGCCCATAAACTTACTTCGTTCAAGACATTTTCAATATCAGCACCGGACAGTCCTTCCGTGGAGGCGATCATCTCCTCCGTCGTTATTTGAATGGGCTTCCGAATCCGATGGAGATCAATAATTTCTTTTCGGGTTGCTTCATCAGGATGTGGAACATGCACAATTTTATCAAAACGACCGGAACGAAGTAAAGCGGGATCCAACATATCCTTCCGGTTCGTAGCACCAATAATAAATACATGTTTCATTTTCTCGCGGTCGAAGCCGTCCATCAATACCAACAGCTGATTTAACGTTTGAAATCGTTCAATACTGGCCCCTTCATCGGACGTACTTCTTTTCGCTCCAATCGAATCGAGTTCATCAATGAAAATAATACAAGGTTGATTTTTTGTAGCAAGTTCAAAAACTTCCCGTACCCTCTGTGCGCCAACCCCGACATACTTTTCATTAAATTCAGCACCGGAAAGGCTAAGAAAATTAAATCCACATTCACCGGCAAAACACCGTGCGAGCAACGTTTTTCCATTTCCAGGTGGTCCTTCCAGGAGCATCCCTTTCGGTGTTCGTATATTATATCCATCATATAGATCCCGTGAAAGGAGCAATTCTTTCACCTGGTGTAACTCGTTCTTGATTTCCTGGTACCCCCCAATATGTGAAAAATTTACGGTAATGTCATTCTCAAAATTCCATTTCTCCGTGTTTTTTGGCTTTCCAAAAAGGGATTGGGGGTCAATCAACACAATCGGCGTTGTCGTGTTGTTGGGCACCGCTTTACTTTGAATTTCCTGACGGTTCTTAATGGCCTGTTTTTTTATTCGATCGAGGTACGATTCATAGGGTGTCATTTGAAAACAATGTGCGACCATGATAAAAGAAGAAAGCAATACAATTCGCCACATAGTTATTTTTTGTATAAAAAAAATATGACTTTAAATGATTGAATGGGCGTCTAACTTTATTTTGTAAACTAAGGTGAACAATCGAATGCCAACCGAAATTCCACAACCCATCATCAAATACAACGAGCCCACCAAGTGCGCATGGATGAAAACAAAACCAGATGCTACAATCCCCATTACCAGAGTACTTGTCGAAATATCATTGGCGAGTTTTGTACGATACATTTTCATGATTTGCGGGATAAACATAATTGCAGAGATACCACCTCCTAAAAAACCTGTCGTTTCAGCAATGTAATAATTCATTTTAAGGTTTTAAATCAAGGACAGATATTCATTTTTTCCTTCCAAAAATATAGTTTTTTAATTTCCGTCATATTTATAAATATGGAACAGTTTTATGCAGGATTTGTATCTGGAGTATTCCAAACCGTGATTGGTCATCCATTTGATACTTTGAAAGTATGGAGCCAAAATTACGCAAAACTCAAACCACCAAAAACCACATTGACCAATCTGTTCAAAGGGGTTCACTATCCTTTATTACAAGCTCCTTTCCTCACGGGGATCAGTTTTGGCGTGTATGGCAAAATTTATGAAAAGACAAAAAATACATATATCGCTGGATCTTTCACAGGAGTAGTTAGCTCTGTGGTCGACACCCCGATCGATTTTTATAAAATTGAAAGCCAGCAACAGAAAACAACAATCAATAACTCTTGGCTCTATTCCTTTCGATTTTGGCATGTCGTCCTAATGCGTGCGGTTCCTTCCTGTGCACTGTATTATTCCACATATCATAACATGCGCGAACTGGAAGTACCAATCCTTTTCTCTGGAGGGATAGCTGGATTATGTTCATGGACTCTCACCTATCCTTTGGATACCATAAAGACGAAAATACAAACTGGTTTAACCACAAGTATCCGACAAGCCATCGAAGAAGGCAATTTGTGGAAGGGTTTGTCGTTTGCAGCGATTCGCGCCGTTATTGCGAATGCGGTTGGCTTTTATGTATATGAACAAACATTGCGCCTACAAACTGATCAATATTCGAAATGATTATCAATCGCAAATTATACTGAAAAAGATTTCACTATGCGTTTTTCTTTCGAAAGACCATTTTATCAAACGAAAGAAAAACTTGTAAAAATGAAAGACAAAAATAATTAAAAAATTTCCAACAACTGTATTATTACAGGTCCAAAAAAGGCCAATGAAATTAGATTATTCTTCCTTTAACAAAGAGTCGATGCGAAAACAATTGATTCTACAAAGAAACCGATTACTTTTTCAAAAACAAAAAGACGTACATACTCTTCAATATTTACTTTGGTATAATTATTTTACGAAACCCATCTATACCCAAAAGAAGAGTTGTATTGATGCCATTGAAATATTAGCAAAATTGATGCATAATCCCTCGCAACCGACCACATTTTTTTCCAATGGAGATTTACGGCATGGAGAAATTTTAATTAAACCTGCTGTACAAAATAACTTTGTACAGGTCCGTTTGCCAAAACAAACGAAAGAAGGTTCTCTTGTCTCATGTCGACCTCAGGAAGGAGAATATCTTTCCCTGCTTTATGAGACATTGCGAGTATTACCAATATGAAAGTGCAAATCAACCCTTTTGGTTATACAGGGACCGTTGATCATGCCGCTTCATATTGCATATGTGACACTTCCAACCCAAAAATTTATGGGTAACCGGATCATGATCTCGATGCCATCCGCGTCGATGCTCACGATTACAAGAGGGACAAATGTCACCAGACCGTGGTCGCGGAGGTATATTTTCATGTTCCCTTTGCAAAGTATTTTGACGTTCATCGTTCAACGTTTTCTCACACGTTTTGCAAATTGCGTTTAACCGAATATAATATCCATTCTTGTCAACACGATTTCTATAAAATCGAAAATTTTCGTGCGACTGATGTGTCAGACATTCTCGACATTCCATCAGACTAGTGGGATATCCTTTCGAAAAAATAACTTCCAATGCGCTGTGCTCCTCTGAGTCGAGGATTTCTCTCGCCAAATCACCCATCTTGAATGTTTTTATCGTAGAAAGACCAAACAGCTTGGGATTTTCAGTATGAGAATTATAAGCATGACACAACCGTCTGAGGCGATCTTCATCAGCCGACGAAGGACACTTTTGTAGTTGTTCCATTAGATGACTGAATAATTCCTCCTTTCGTTTTTCAGAATCAACACCGATCATTTGGACTACTGAAAGATAAAACAAAACTTCAATTTTTATCAACAGAACTAAAAAACGAATTTGGGACCTTCATTTGCTGATTTCGGAGATTTCAAATGAGATAAGAAGACCTCATCCAAGTCGCGAGTTTTTGTACCGAGAAAATAATTGCTAGTGTCCACTCCTTTTGTACGCAAATAGGAGTCATCAATCAGTTCGTTCCCTTTAAACGTTAAAGGGTTTTCATGAAAAAGAATTTCTTCAATCACATGAACCATAATTCTCGGATCCACACATTCTTCGCGTGAACCAATGTTGCGAAGTCGCAAAGCGTCGGTCCAAAGCGGATATTTGGTCCAAACGCTATTACAGCTAATATTATGGTAGCGTAGAACTCTGGCCATCGATTTCATGTATGTTGTTTGTGCAAGTTTACTTTGCATATAAGGTGTGAGGTACCTCACTTTATCGTCAATTTTGTACGTAGGAGAGGTATATACTAGATGACCATAGTTTTTCTTTTGCATCTGGGGCAAGAAATGTTCCGTCAGCATGATTGGTGCAAGTGTGTTGATTTGGAATAACTTTTGCAAATTTTGGTCCTTTTCATGTGCTCGTAGCGATAGATAGCCCGCGTTAAAGATAAGAATATTCGGCTGAAACCCAGATTTGTACACGTTTTCTACAAATCGTGGAAATTTTTCCGGTTCCTCCATTTTTAGAGCCATTCCCCGTAAAGCCTTTTGATTATTAAATTCCTTCTCAATTTGCTTTGTCTTAAAGTGGTCCGTTCCTGTAAATATGACCGGGATTTGACGATGATAGAGTGCATCCACAATCTGCCTACCAACCCCACGTGTGCCACCAAAAACAATTGCTTGCATTATTTGTTTTTCCATATGATGAAATAAACAAAAAAATCATTTTTTCATTTAAGAAAAGGAAATATTAAAAAAAAGGGAATGAAGATTCAATATTTATCGCTACACGCTTTAATATGGTTTTATTGTGTAAACTCTTATCACATGTTCGATAACTTTTCGCATTTTTCCCACGCACAATCAAAAAATGGAACAAAAAAAAATTTTATTGAAACCATTTTAATCCCCCTGCCGTTCAAACCAGAGCAGTTTATGTCACCGAACGATGATTTCTCGGATACGTTCCATGTAAAGTCAAAACCTGACAAAACTTTTCAAGATATCGGAGGCTATAAAGATATTAAAGACGAGCTTTTACAACTTCGAGATATTTTTGACAAAAAGGAAATTTATAAGGAATATCGATTACGGACTCCCCGAGGAATCCTCTTGGAGGGTCCACCCGGAAATGGCAAAACCCTTATGGCAAAATGTTTTGCAGGTGAGTGTGATTTTTCGTTCATTGCTAGTTCCGGATCGGAGTTTAATGAAAAATACGTTGGCGTTGGTGCTGCACGTATGCGGAAATTATTCGAGACTGCACGCAAAAATCAACCGGCCGTTATTTTTATTGACGAACTCGATGTAATTGGTTCCAAACGTGTCATTTCGGAGGATGGAGGAGGGTCCGAAAAATATCAAACCTTGAATCAGCTCTTAGTTTTGATGGATGGATTCGATAGTGCGAAAGATGATATTTTTGTTATCGGTGCAACGAACCGGAAAGATGTCCTAGATGAAGCTCTCTTGCGCTCGGGTCGTTTTGATAAAACGATCCATGTTCCAAATCCAGATGCGGAAACACGTCGTGAAATTATTCGGATCCATAGCCGTTATAAACCTTTAGACCCAGCAATTGATATGGAGGATATGGTGGAATTAACCGGTGGATTATCCGGTGCTGATATCGAAAATTTGTTCAATGAAGCCTGTCTTAAAAATATTCGAGAAAATAAAATTCCAGTCCGACTTTCTGATTTGGAAAATATTCGTGAACGCTTTTTAGTAGGATATACCGTTCGAAAAAAAAATATCAACTTGGAAATGCACGAACGAATTGCTCATCATGAAGTGGGTCATTTATTAGTAGCCATGGCATGTCCTGAACATGAAAAACCTACAAAAATAACCATTCAAACCCCTGGAGAAACAACCCTCGGATATACTCAGTTCATGATTAAAAATGAAGTATTTCTCTTTAATAAAACCTATTTGTTTGCTAAAATTAAAACACTTCTCGGCGGGTTGGTCGCCGAAAAAATAATGTATGACGATAATATTTCATCCGGTGCCATTGATGATTTGGAACGTGTCAAAAAAATTGCCAGTGATATGGTTTTGAAATATCACATGTCGACCAAAGATGTCTACGCTCATCATAGTGAAGAATATAAACGTTGCGCGGATCAGCAAATCCAAAAACTCATTTTGGATGCGAAACAATCCGTCACACAACTTCTTTCTGCAAATAAGAAACTACTATGTTTTCTTTCAAAAGAATTGCTCGAACACAAAACCATTGAAAAAAAAAACCTACTCAAAACAATTGAACGAGGTCTACTTCAGCACCCCTCCAACGACTTTCCTAATCTACCTCCTCAATAATTGGCGAAGGAGCTTCATCCTGTCTCACTTTTTGATCGGGACCTGGAGCAAACGTTTTCAAAAATTCTTCTTGACGCTTGACGACCTCACCCTTCTCAAGTGTGAAGTCATTTAACCAATCTAACTCTTTTTGAAGTGCTTCCCTCGTTGAAGAAGAATCATCGGGAGGCAAAGATTTTATTTGTTGCAACAATAGCTCCTCATACGACTGTCGCGCTTCTTGATTCTCTTTTGCAATTTTATCGGCCTGTTTAAATTCATCTGCGTCAGCAACCATTTGCTCAATCTGTTCCTTGGAAAGACTGCGATCACCATTATTAATGGTTAAGGTTTTCTTCCCACCAGGCACATTTTCAACCTCTGCCGTAACATGTAAAATACCATCCGCGTCAATATCATAGGTCACATTAATTTTTGGTATTCCACGAGGCGATGGTGGAATATTTTCTAACGTAAACGTACCAAGAACATTATTGTCCTTGGCTTTGTAACGTTCTCCTTCCAATATTTTTATCGTTGCAGACGGTTGATTATCAGAATACGTCGAAAATGTTTGGGTCTTTCGTGCTGGTATAGTGGTACCCCTCTGAATCAAGACGGTACAAACATCACCCGATGTCTCAATACCCAAAGATAATGGTGTACAATCCAATAACAAGATATTCTCCGTCATTTCTGACTGTATGCCAGCCAAAGCGGCCGCTTGAATTGTAGCACCGTAAGCCACACACTCGTCGGGATTCACACCAGAATTTAAATTTTTCCCAAAAAAATCCCGCAATAAAGCCTGGATTTTTGGAATACGAGTCGTTCCTCCTACAAGAACAATCTCATCCACTTGTCCTTTGGAAATTTTCGCATCAAGAAGCACTTTTTGAACAGGATCCATGGTTCGCCGAAACAGTTCACTACACAAGTCCTCAAATTTCGCGCGAGTGATGGTGTACCCAAAATCAATTCCTTCATATAAAGCATCGACCTCGATAATCGCGCTCGTACTGCTACTCAACGTTCGTTTTGCACGTTCACACGCCGTATGTAGACGAGCACGAACCTTTTTATTCTCATGTACCTTTTTACCAGGGTTTTTTTTATGAAATTCCTGTATGCAATATTCAACCAAAATACGATCGATATCTTCGCCACCCAAATGCGTATCACCTGCTGTGGCTTTGACTTCAAATACGCCATCGCTAATGTTTAGTAAAGAAATATCATGTGTACCACCACCACAATCAAAGACAAGGATATTTTTTTCTTCACCATCCTTCATTTTATCCAGACCGTAGGCAATGGATGCTGCCGTCGGTTCATTAATTATTCGCAAAACATTTAACCCCGCAATCACTCCCGCATCCTTTGTCGCCTGACGTTGTGCATCATTAAAATAGGCAGGTACCGTAATAACACAATCCGTCACCGGAGATCCGGCATAGGCTTCTACAATATTCTTCATTTTCTCCAATATCATTGCAGAGATTTGTTCTGGACTAAAAACCTTCTTCTCATTTCTATATGTTACCTCCAACTGCGGTTTATCTTGCTCGTTTACAATCTTATACGGTAAAACCTTCATGTCCGTCAGCAACTTCCGGTCGGTCATCGATTGTCCAATCAGACGCTTGACATCGTAGATTGTATTTTCAGGATTCTTGTTCCGATTTTGTTTTGCCGCTTCTCCAATCAAACGTTCTTCGCCAAACGAAACCCAACTTGGCGTCGTACGATTTCCAGTCTCATTCGCAAGGATTTCCACCTTATTATTCTCGAAAATGCCAACACAACTATATGTTGTTCCTAAATCGATACCACAAACAATTTTTGCCATTTTTTTTTTTCTAAATCCAGGAAATACGATAAAATTCAATTTTTGCATTTTTTCTTAACTAAAATGAAAGTATTGGACGACTATATTCTAAACCCCTTCGGGTCGGGCAATTCATGCATTGATACGGTAAATGGTGAATGTCTTCGTGGCATTTCCTTGGAGGACTGTCATGCAAGATGCGAATCCTCGGACAATTGTCATTTAGGAATGTATATTAAACCACCATGGACAAAATCATATTGTTTACCGTTCAACACCATCGATTACCTGAATCGCCCCCTCGCGCGAATGCTGGTTCACAAACAAAACAAATCACAGTTCTCTACCGACAAAAACGTTGATATGCATCTGTTTTACAATGAAAAGATCTATCCATCCCTTGTCGTGCCCCAAAAACTCATTCTGAATCATGCGATTTGTCATTTACAAGTTCGTAAAGATGGTACAACTTATTACGTCTCGAATCAACTTACCTTGTCAACTTCTATCCCCGCGATACCTTTTGTGTTTGGCTTGGGACAACATTCCTACATTCGTCTGATGAGTGGAACAAATTTGTTTTGGTCGAATTATGATCGAACTGAAATTTTGACGTGTAATTTTAAAACCAAATCGTTCGAATGGAAGCCCGTCACCGCTCTCCCCGATGAGGAAAACCAATTTTGTGCGAAACAGAACAACCAACGATTCATTGACTATGATGATGATATTACATTAACAATGTCCCAAGGCGATACAATCTATTTTCTCAGTTTTGACCCAGAATTGAAGTTGTCTAAGCACAAGCCCAATCTTTCGATGCGATGGGTCAAAGCAGGTGAACCTGCTGCAGCCTCGATCGACGAAAATACCAAGATTATGGAAAACTACTTGGCACAAATTTCAAACGAGAATCAATGTAATCATGCTCTCTATCTTACCATTATCGTTTTTGTCATTATATTTTTTTTGGTAATTTTTCTGTTATATAAATGGAAATGTATTCAACTTTTTTGAAACTACCGTACATTTCGCAAGACCTCCTCCATTATCACATTATCCCCTATATTCCTGCGCTCGATTTGACGCCAACCATATTGAAACAACACAAATATCGTCTCCGACTCTACAACAAAATAAAAAGTCTGTGTCTTCTCGAACATCCAGATATACACAGGGACATTATGGAAAATTATGATGGAACGACAAACTATACGTTTGATAACGAACATTTTTTTCTACATGTTCGTTATTCCATCAAGTCCAACCGAATCATGGACTATTTTTCAATTTCATTCTAATTGTCTGGAATGATTAAAACCATTTCATTTTCATCCAAAATAAACGATACCCCATAATTTTGTGACACGTGGGACGATGTTGACGAATTGTGCTGTTGAAGAATTTTAACCTGTTTTCGATACGATCGTGTTATACGATACATTTCCTTGTTAAACCAACAATGACATTGTTCCCATGGTCTTGTGATGGTGTTGTAGTAATTCTCCAAGGCAGCCAATATTAATTCATTACCTACTTCAACCATGATAAACCCCGTAAAAATATACCGATAATTATAATGGTTCAGCCATGAACTTACCAATACCACATCCTCTGTCAATAATGCCTCCAGGTTTTTGTCCACAGTTGCCTTGCAATCCACATATACCCCCCCGTTTTGAAAAAGATAATACAAGACGAACAAATTGGTACGATCGCCTTCTCGCTCAAAGGACCAAAATTTTTCCTCGATGTTTGAAAATCCGCATAAAGGATGGTTTCGAAAGTACTCAACCATTCCTGGCTCATCGAATTTATGATATTGCCAATGTGGTAAAATATCCCGCCATATTCTTTCCGCAGGTGGCTCGAATGCAGAGGGACAAACCTGTACAAACAACTTGGGTATCATTACATTTCTATACAGTGAAACTTTTCTTTATATCGGACAAAAATTTACAGGTGCAAAAAAAAAAGGACTCTCAAAAATTTTATTTAAAATACACATATTAAAAAACTTATTCGTTTTACTATTTTCTGTTTTTTCCAAAAAGACATATGAAAAAATTATTGAATTTAATCGATAAATTTTTCAGTGAACTAAAAAAAATTATATATTATAAATTTAATATGTATTATTTTGCTTATGGATCAAATATGGACACAACACATTTTTTTAAATTTATTTCTGAAGATTGTACAGTAGTCATTGGTTCTTGTTATATCGATAATTATATTTTTAAGTATAGAAATATTAAAAGTATTAAATTACGATCAGGTGTTGCAAATATTGAAAAACGTATGAATTCAAAAACATATGGTGTCCTATATTTTTTAGATGACAATACAATGCTACAAAAATTAGATAAAAAGGAAGGATTTATTTCTGAATCTAATAGTGAAAACATATATAATAAAATAACAGTGAAAGCAAAACTATTAAATAGTAATAAAGAAATTTTATGCTTTACTTATCAAATTAATGAAAATGTTTCATTAGATGAACGTAAGCCTAGATTAGAGTATAGAATGCATAATTTACCAGAAAGTCATATTAAGAGAACTAATTATTTGTTTTGATTATAATTTTTCCGATCTTCAAATCTGACCGTATTTAAAAAAAATGCACATCGTCGCCGGTTCGAATGGACTCTTGTAACACTGACTGGAGATCCGAAATACCACGTAATGTTCTGCTACACAAAGAATCACGAACAGTCCGAAATGTTTTCATGAAGCGCTTTGTCTCATAGGACGTCATGGATCCTTGGTCCTCTATTGCTATAAATGGAAAAAATCCTTCAAGGTCAAAACGCCAAAATTCCATTTGAAACTCTGGATAATTTAATTTTCGATATTGCTTGTCCTTTAATGTTTGAATTAAAATGTCAATCATAACATTTTTCCCCTGCACTTCTGATTCCATTTCCAAATAATCTTTCAAAGCAATCAACAGGCTTGTATGAAGTTCTGTCATTGCTCCGTAGGAGCCACATTTAACTGAGACATTGTTGCACGCAGCGTCAAGACCCATTTCTACATGATACATTGTGTGATAAAGAGAAATATGGATAAAGAGAAATATAGTTTATAAAAAAGTTGGCTTGGAACATAATTAATCAAACCCTCTATACTTTTTTACAATTTTCAAATATAATCATTTTTTATAGGACAAGAATTGATAAACATTATTTTTTTCGTAATAGTAAATATGCATTCCTTTTATATCGCCTCTGGATACATCGGTTCCTTCTTAATCTCCGTTGTTCTCATCCCACAAGTATACATTACGTTTAAAACGAAAGACGTTGAGGGTCTTTCATATACATTTCTTCTTTTGCGATGCGTTTCAGCAATCTTCTTTGCATTATACGCAACAGGCATTGTAATTGAGGAAAATGTTATTGATGGCGCACCGATTGTCATAGCGAACATACTTATTATCGTTTCTACCTTTATTCTATTATATGCGAAACATAAATTTAAAAAACAAAAGTAGAATTAATAAAGGAATTTCATGACTGGAAAATATGGAATAAGTGGTCCAATCGGATCACCTATCTACCAGACCAGACTTTTACAAATGGTAGATCGTATGCATCTTTTCGTTCAAATTGCAAATTCCAAGGGACATATTTGTGAATGTCACCAAATAATGTCTTGTTTACGCCGTCTTTTTGTAACATGCATGCAAGAACTCTTTCAAACGAACACCGATTATATTTTGTAGTGATATGATTTAGTAATTTATAAAAATGATATTTATTATCCAGATAAACTAAATAATCATGGGTGATAATACACATTGCTCCAAAGCATCCTTTCCATTGACTTTTGCTTTGGTAGAATTTTTTTAATGCAGGATCGTTGATAATATTTATGATTTTTGTTTCGTCCTTTATTTGATCCCAATCATGTCCGAAGCTCCATAGCATTTTGTAATTATCTACAGTTAAATCGACTTTTTTTTTTATAAACACCGAATCATGTATGATGAGCGCCGCTTTAAATTCCTTATTTGTCAGATAATAGTAGTACGGCAACAGTTCTCCCCTCCCTCGGAACTCCGCTTCTATTATTTTAGTTTTATATAATGGGTGATCGGTAACATATTCGGATTTACTCCCATCATCGATAAGAAGAATTTTATTTTCGGGGTATAACTTTCTAATGCAATCATAACAATATTTCCAATATTTATCCGTTCTGGCACTGTTTACATGTCGTAGGATAATAAATCCAAAGTCGTCAATCTGATCGTTGGAACTTCCCACATCGCTTTTTCGATTACTCTGGTCGTCTTGTAAGTGTTTTTCCATTCTCTTACAATTAGATAAAAAATTTTTTTTTTGCAATCGGTGTCGGTGTTGATGAATCAAAACCCCTTTTTAGACTAAAGAAAATTCCAAGCGTGATTCACAGACCAAGAAGGAGGGAAGATAGTACAAAATCAATGAAAACATGTATTTTTTCTTGTTTTCATTCGCTTTAGTTTTTTTATAAGGAAAAAAAATTATTTAATATTCCTATTTTACTATTATAGTGTCTTGATTGTTGTATTATGTGATTGTTTTAGGAGATGGAGTTTTCTCTAAACCATTTTGTAATAATATATTTCTCACCTTGCAAAACCGGCAGACCTTCGTGAAGAGTATCATGGTTGATTTTCCCGTTTGGTAAAATGTTATACCAAACAACGGCCATTCCTGTTATTGGTTTAATTTTTAGATTTAAACGTTCAAAATGTGTCTCTCCTCCAACAGTAACATCGTTAAGGTATATCATAAAGGTCCAAGAACGATTCCCTCCGCGAAAATACCTGTCCTTTGGAATTGTTGTGAATGCGTCAGTGTGAAGCTTAAATTGGTTACCCTTCTTATATCGTTGAATTTGAAAAGGCTCAGAAAACGAGTCAGATATATTGACAGCGTTACAAATTTTGGTGTTGATTGTATCCCAAAATGGATTTTGGGGAAGATTTCGTGGATGGCAGGTTGAACTTGAGCGAAAATTGGGATCTGCATATGTTGATGCTGAAAACAGACTCGACGTTTCAAAGTGCGGACCGGCAAGTTCAATAACTGTTCGGCATTCAGCTGAAGTAAGAAAGTTTTTTATGAAATAGATTTGAAAGTTTTTTACGGGGAAGAGGACTTTTGTCAAGTTAGGTACTCGGAAAATTCGATCTGCAATAATCTGATTTGCATTGATTTTTGGAAATCTTTTTTTAAGTGTTTGTTTCAGAATTTCTAGATTAGAGCCGCGGGAGAGATTTGTATCAATCCAAACGAGCCACGATTGAGGTAGTATAGACATCTTTTCTATAAAGAAGAGAAAATTTAATTTTGTGACGAAAAAAAAATTCCCTTATTTAGTATCTTTTTAATGTCGGAACGATTTATCGTGTCTTTCCCAGTGTTCAACATAGCGGAAAGGACAAATATTGTGTTCACTATGAAGACAATACTCCAAAACGAATCCCTGTTTTTCAAGTTTCTTTTCCCATTCAAGTTTTTGATGAAAGCTAGAGACATTATTTCGTATTAATATATTTTCTACTTGCGAGAAATCGTCAATATCCTCTGCTAACAAAAGGTTATTTATAATTAATATACAAGGACTCTTGATATGAATCGGTGGTGCGGTATGAATCGTTGGATGGAAACCTTGGTGTTCCGCAAAGTTTCGAAAGGACTCGACAAATGGTGAATCACGCATGAAGGATATGATCTTTTTGTTCGCATTGAAGCAGTACAAAGAGCTGTTACCTACACCAATTTCGACGACATCTTTGTGCAGCGAGGTGAGATATTTTGCGAGCAGTTTTTCCCATTGTACATCTCTTGAAAAAAGGAAACTTTCGCTAGGCTTCCATGATGGCGGTGAAATGTGCGTTTTAGAGTAAATGGCGAAATCTTCATTTTCAAAATGTTTTTGAACACCGAAAAGATCAATGGAATTTTCTCCTTGCTTTTCTACGAGTAATATCCCCCCAGATTGTAGCAAAAACATGGCATTATTCAGAATTACATTCTGTTTGGGCATTTGATTGACATATATAATGTCAAATTTATGACTTTTTTTGATCAATTGAATCAAAGCATTCAAGGGAGCGTTTTTAAGGATTGTATGGTCGATCCATCGTTTTGCATTATATTCAAAAAAACAAGATGGCGATCCTTCGTTGACGATGGTGAGACGACAACCATTCACTTCTCGAAAAAAATAATCTGCCATGACACCCATTTCATCTTCTAATAACAATATCGAGGTATGACCGGGGCTGCCATGGATCAATGATTGCAAGACGTTGCGGTCCTTATGTGTGATCATGGATTGACTTGAAAAAAAGGAGATTGAATCTGTCTGCAAGACGTTTCGGAAATGTTGCTCACGGACTTCCCAAGTCATAGATTCTGCCCAATCAAAATTACGTTGGACGTAGTCATTGCGATCAATATTCCCAGAAAATATCCCTTGGATGACACTGAGGGCGTTTTCCATCCAATTCAGAGTACGCGGATCACCTGGGATAATAATACCCCGGTTTCCAATTGAAGACGCCAGACCACAATCACCAGACGACACAACGAGAGTTCGTGATGCTGCCGCTTCCAATGCTGTCATGCAAAACGTTTCTTGAAACGTGCAAGGATATAACCAAATATCCGCTTTCCCCCAGGCATCATACAAGACGTTTTTTCCAACAAAGCCGTGAAAAACAACATGGTATGCATGCAGTTCATCTTGGTGTTCTTTTATCCATGTTATTTCATTTTGGGCCCGGGACAAGGAAAAAGGATTGTCTAAATCCGAGTAGACATGCAAACTCACATCATGACTGAGACGATATATATCAGGCCACATTTTCAAAAGCACATATAATCCGCGATCGGGTGTGGAGGAGTAATGAAATCGCATGGGTACCTTTTCCTGTATTTTCAACAAGGATGACGGTACAGCAGGTTGTAATATTCTCAATTTTGTAGGACAAGGTATGTGGGGAGTAACATGCTGTTGTAGTTCTTTTGAAACACAGAATATTGTCTTTAATTTGAATCCGTCATGGAAATGATCAAAGTGGGTCACGAAATCATGCAAAATCAAGTATACGTTCTCCACGTTTGGTGCCAGCATGGCCAACGATGAATAGGCCACACTTCGATTAATGATGCAGTATTGTATATAGTGTTCTCTGGCAAATTCAGCAAACGTCGGGAGAGGAGAATAAGTGACATTATGGTGCGAAACAATGGTGGAGCATTCGCAAAAAATTCGCAAATCATATTGTTTCGAATTGGCCATGGTTTCTGCCAACTGAATAATAAAAGTTTCACTTCCTCCGATTCCTTTCTGATGGAGGTCTTTGCCTGTCCATGATGTCCATCCAAACGGTACGATGAAGCAGACAATGGGTTTCTTGCATAGGTTTGGTCGATAAATTGGAACCAACCATTGATTTAGAATAACATGTAGCTGAGGAAACAAATAAATAGGAACATATAAATGTTTTTCAAGATGCCATTGTTGAATGATTGATTTGTGTTGTTCCAACAATTGACTAGCACGGATTGCATAGAGACTATCGCGAAAATGGAGTGCAAGACGTAAAACATAATGTGGAATATAAAAGTAATACATGGTTGGTTTGAAAAAGGAAGGTCCAGGTATTCCAATATCGAACGCAACTTTGAAATATGAAAAGGCCTTGTTCCATTCATTGATTTCAAAATAGTAAATGCCCAGCATAAAATCAGATTCCGGTCGTGATGGATCAATTTGTTTCGCCAATTGATAATATTTCTCAAAGACGTCCAAACCTGATTTTTCATGATTATGATGTATTCGTCCGAGCTCAAAAGCACAATTCCATCTTTCAATGAGACTTCCCTTATATTTGATGGGCAGCCGCTTTTCGTAGTATTGAATGGCTTTTCCCCAATTTTGCAAAAAACGATTCAGTTCCCCAAGTTGAAACATAATTTTGTCATTATGCGGTTGATCTTGGAGATTTTTCTCAAGCATGGGGATTTCAAAATGTTTGTGTCGCTCAAGTGTCCTCTGAATCGATTCTTCGTCCAATGAATCTTCAATGTAGAAGTGTTCTTGGGGAATTCTTTCAATACTGTCTGTAGAGATATTTAACTCTTCGAGTATTTTTCCTTGGAACCGTAATTTCTGATAACTGGGAAAAATTCGGCATGATAAAAAATGGGTGTCCGCCCGGTGTACATAATAAGAATAACAAGATGTATCATTTTGTGTACAGAGAGCCTCCAGTGTCTCTCGAAAGTTTCCATGAATTTTATAGGAATCATCCAAGACCATCGTGAACTTGTAAAACCCCTGACAACAGTCAAGGGCATAATTACGTGCCTGTTCAAAATTTTCAAAATGGCAAAAGAACAAGGTTCCTTGTTTTTGATCAATCAATTCCTTCTCTATGACTTGAACAGTTGTGTCCGTACTTCCAGTGTCGACAATCGTCCAATGATCCACAAGATGTGCGTTATGAAGAATCATGTCTTTGAAGAGATCTCCTCCATTTTTGACAATCATGCACACTTCTACGAGGTTATCAAACAACACACTATTGTCGGTACATGGAAAAATGGCTTCAAATCCTGGACACCATGAACGTGGAAGGTACACATAAGTGTTTTCCTTTTCCCAAAAATATTCTTGCATATTGGGTGCCCACCATTGTTCTGGTGATAAATAGACACAGTTGTTTGAACCCGGAGGACAACGGCCCGTTAGATCCACAAACACATGGAAAAAATCTACATCGGTACCAGAACTGCGATGGACATTACTTACATGATGTATATTTTTATTTTCCTCGAGCGCCGCAACTTGTGGTATTGTAGACGAATTAAGTATGAAAATGTTGTCGTAGAATGGACTGAGCTCTATTCCGAGGAATCCTCCGAGATGGGGATGAGACAATAGCAGCGTATCAAAGGTACGATTACAGTTTAATTTTTTCAAGAATGCTGCATACCGTTCAAGATTTTCAGGTTTCTTTTCAAAAGTTTCATTTTCATCGACGCAATAAAATTTCTGATTCCATTCCACCTTCATTTTCTTAAAAAAAAATGAATGTTTAAATAATTTAACCTATTTCACCTCAAAATCATGTTCTAAAATGGAAGAAAGACATTGTTCCATGGAGAAATCGGTAGCATCAATGTCATAATTTTTTTTGATGAGTTCTCGTAATTCAGCGATGGGGGTTTGTGAATATTTTTTTTTTACATAGGATCGTATGAGATGTATTTCCTCAGAGTTTTGTGTCAATTTTTCTTGTAGATCCTTCATTTGTTTTTGTCGAAAATTTGATTGTTGACGGGCGGTCAATTGACGCCATGGTTTTACTTGCTTGTTCATTTTTTTTTGATAGACTTTATAGTACTGAGACGTCGGATGGATTTGTTGCTTCGTGAGGTCGGTCCATAAGTCACGCAACTCATCTACCGATATTTGATAATTTGTGGCAACGTTTTCTAGAAAGGGGAAAATGGTTTCGTGGTTTACTTGATTCAACATAAATATCTTTTATTATGATAAAAAATGCTATAAAAATTTCATTTTTTTAAAAAATCTTGGAATCAAGATTATCCAGGGCAAACAGATCGGCATTGGATATTTTTCCAGCCAAATTGTATTCACTTACACGTTGCTCAAAGAAATTTGTCTTTCCGTCTAATGATATTTTCGTCATGAACGGAAAAGGATTATCCACAAAATAAATTTTTTGGTATCCGAATTGCACTAACAACCGGTCGGCCACGAACCTCACATATTGCTTCATTAAATCAGAATTCATACCAATCATGGCAACTGTCAGAGAATCACAAATAAATTCCTCCTCAATCTCCAAGGCATCGCGCATGATTCCATGAGCTTCTTCTTCACTAAGTTTGTTGGAAACGTATTTGGTGTATAGCAGAATTGCAAAGTTGGTATGAAGGGTTTCATCACGCGCGATCCACTCATTACTTTTTCCTAACGAATTAATAAGTTTGCCCTTTTCTTTTAGCCAGAAGATTGCACAGAACGATCCACTAAAAAACAATCCTTCTACCACACCAAAAGCAAAGAGGCGTTTCGCGACATTGGATTTTTTGTGATCGCTTTCATGAATCCACTTTAGTGCCCAGTCTGCTTTTCGTTTTACACAGGGTATGGTCTCCATTGCACGGAACAATTGATCCTTCTTGTTTTGATCGTCGATAAAGGTATCGATCATCAAATTGTATACTTCTGTATGGATATTTTCCATCATACCTTGGAATTGATAAAAACAACGTGCTTCCGGAAGTGTAACTTCTCGGCAAAAATTTTGAAGTAGATTTTCTAACACGATTGTGTCAGAGTTGGCGAAAAAGGCTAAAACATTGGTAATAAAGTTCTGTTCCCCGGCCGATAGTTCGTTCCATTGCTTTTTGTCAATGGACATGTCAATTTCGCGTGCGGTCCAGAACGCGTCTTCGTGTTCTTTATATTTTTCCCATATGTCCAAATAACGAATTGGAAATAAACTATACCGATTGTTTGAAGGAGACGTGATAATTTCTTCCATCTTTTTGTATAAAATAATTTAGTTATTAAAATCATTTTTTTTAATTCGTAAAAAAAAAATTTACACCAACAATAAAGGAATGAATGAATATGTACGCAATCCAAAAACAAATCGACTCATCAAAAAAAATGGCACATTGTACAAGGATTTGAAATCTTCAGGTGTGAAATTCGGTAAGGTCGTCGAATCGAAGCCGGTATTTGTACCTGTTTTGGATAAGACGGTTCCGAAAACAATTTCTCGAAACAAAACATTTGGAGTGGATCGAGAGAATGTGCCATGGGGAGCAAAAAAACCAAACAGTGTCAAAGAACGACGAGAGCTTTATGATCGATGTGGTAAAGATGCCTTTCTGTTACCAGATGCTTTAAAGTTTCCCATTGCCAACAAGGTTACAAAAGACACATCTTCTTGTACGTATAACTGTCGTGGATTGAAAGGTGCGTCTAGTCGGGCAGGAGAATGGAAATATAAAAACGTATTAAGAAATTCGACCAAATTGACGCAAGAACTGGGGTGTTACAAAATGAAACAAATGAAAAAAAAATAATCTTCATGTAATAAAATGATTAACGTTCCTGGTGTAGTTTTATCTTGTATCTTGGGAGTACTCCTCGTGGTATACTTCTTCTTTATGAAACATGTGCAAAAAGATATGTTTATTTTTGTGTTGTTTATTCTTGAAGTCATTTCAATCTTTTTTGTCTTTTTCTGCACCGATTACTCGAATTGTGAAGACTACGAAACACTAGAAGAACAATACACACGTCCAATTTTGAAAATTTCACCCAATCGACAAAAATGTATGATGGAAAATGTATCACGCTATCAACCACCGGGTGTCCGTTCAGAGGGATGCTGTCCAGTTGAGATGGTTGGTCGAAATTTGAAATATGTGACAGAGTGGAAGACCGAATCTGTAAATGGATGGAATGGAAGTGTGGAGAGGCTTCTACAGAAATATCCAAATTACAAAAATTGAACAATCTGCAAAAAGGTGGAGTTTCTCAAAAAAAAAAAGTCAAGCATGACAAAATCATTAACTTCTTTATCTACTTTAAATTTCGAGGATATTCTTTTTTCCAAACCAGAGGTCAATAATATTCCAGGTCAGAAACTTTCTTATCAGCGAATTCGTATAAATATTTCGAAAAATGGTGAGCTCTCCGATCTCATTCTTCCTTCACCACCGTCCCTTTTATCTTGGGGTCTACAAGAGTCCCGGGATTTGGCGACTCAAAATTTAAATGGCTATCAGGTCCCAATTGTTTTGTGGTCGAATGGAAATCCATCGACGGAAGAAGTTGAATTTACCGATCGTTTTAAAGATCTTTGTGAGTACATTAAAAAATATTTGGTAGAAAATAAAGCCTCATTTGATAAATATGATTTAGAAATGTCTGAATTGAAGAAGTTTAACCCCTTGTATTGGAAAATGGAAAAAGGGAAAATTGTGGAAGAGAAAGGACCAACACTTTATGCAAAATGTTTATATGATCGTCGCAAAGACAAAATTAATACTGTTTTTACAAATGAGGAAACAAAGGAGATTGTTAATCCGCAATCTATTATAGGAAAGCGATGTTATGTTAGTTTTGCTTTGAAAGTGGAAGGTATTTTCATTGGAAATAAAATTTCATTACAGGTGAAATTACATGAGGTGATGTTTCGATTACAGGAAACAGGTATTCGGAGTTTACTTTGCCCTGAAGCTACATTTTCGAACACTTATGCGGAGAATGATTTGGAATCTTCCGAGGAGGAGGAAGAGGAGGATGACGACTCGGATGATTCGGAGGAAAGCGAAAAGGTTGTAGAGGGGGTCGAGGTGAAGGTTCCGCCAGTCGAAGTTCCAAAAGGTCGAACGAGGAAGGTGAAGGCATAGATATAGTGTTTATGTATTGTTTATTTTTTATGGAATTCATTTCGATGAAATGAATCTAAAAACTGATTAGGAGATATATTTGGTGTAATAATAAAATGTCTGTACGAGTAAAACGCGATGAGTTGACGGACAGGGACATTCGTAAAATGGACAAAGAGTTGTTTGTATCCAAAGATGATGATGGACACAAAAAGAAATTTGGTGTAAAAAAATACTATGTTGCTTCGGAACGAATTCCATTTGTATCGACATTTCATCAATGGGTGATAGTCCCATTCTTTTGGGGAACCAAGCGATTTTCTCAACAAATTCTTCCCAAAAGACAAACAACGGAATTGTCTTTTTCAGGACAATTACGACCGGAACAAATGAAGCTTGAGGAGGAAGCAATGACGCATCTGGATACTATGAAGACCTGTCTTCTTGCGGTATACCCTGGTTTCGGTAAAACTATTACGACTTTATCGATTTTATGTCGTTTGAAGCGAAGTGCATTGATTGTTGTGAACAAACTGGTCCTTGTGGAACAGTGGCGTGACGCGATTCGATCCTATTTGGGCGTTGATCCAATTTATATCAAAGGCGGTAAATGGAAAATGGAACATGCAAGTATTTATATTGTAAATGCGATAAATCTGTCAAAGTATTCGAAAGAGATGCTGGAGAAAATGTCGATTGGAGTAGTCGTGGTCGACGAATGTCATTTAATTATGACTAAAGTTTTTTCCACTGCATTATCCTGCGTTTCGCCGGAATATTTGATTGGTCTCAGTGCAACACCCTATCGAAATGATGGTTTTCATACATTGTTTGATTTATATTTTGGCGAACATCGTGTCGAGAAGGAATTGTACTGCCCACATCAAGTCTATCGTGTTGATTCTGGTGTCACGATTGAACATAGCTTATCGAGAAACAAGAGTATTGACTGGAACTCTGTGATTGAGAGACAATCGACTTGTTCACGTCGTATCGAGTTGATCTATCATTATGCGATGAAACATTCTGATCGTCATGTTTTGATTCTTTGTAAACGCATCAAGCAAATGGAACGGTTGTCAGACTATTTCCAATGCCAAGGAGTAGCCACGACACTATTTAAAGAGAGTGATTTGGAATTTGATCGTGATTGTCGCATTTTAATATCATCGTATCAGAAGGTAGGTACTGGATTTTCTCATGATCGATTAGACATGTTGATTCTAGGTGTTGATACGGAGGAGTATTTTTTACAGTACTTGGGAAGGGTGTTTCGTCGTAAAGATAGTAATCCAATTATTGTTGACATTGTCGATGATCATCCGGTGTTAAAAAAACATTACTATACCAGAGGTAAAATATACAAAGCTACTGGTGGGAAAATTATAAAAGAGAAGGCCAATAAACCCGCAGAACGAATGAACTTACCCTCTGTGTAATATATGGCTTTCTGAAGGACTTTACTGATATAAAAACAAAACGTTCCCATAAATTAAAAATAATGACAACTTTTTTTTCACCGCTTCAGGAGAATTTGTATCAAATTTTTTACAATTATTACGATGATCCTATTATGACAAGAATAAGTACCTCTGAAAAGGAAACGGTTTTTGCCGTCGAAATTCCTTCCTTGCTTCTATCAGAAAGAAGATTTTTGATTCTAAATTCTCATCGAAAATATCATCATGAGAAGGTTTCGATGAGCAGCATTTTTTGGCATTCTCTTCAGGTTCGAACTGTTGGAACAACCACAAATTTTCCAAAAGTCGACAAACACACCTTTTCCGTCAAACGAGAACCAATCTACTATACGAAAATTTATATAAAAGAAAGGAGCGAAGATATTTCGACCTATTCCTCTGATTTGAATGGCATTCATGTTTCCTTGCTCCACACCAAAAAACTTAAATTTGAATATCCGAATGAAGGCACCTTGATTTCCGCACTTGAAACCTATCAAACAATTGTGCAAATGATTTAAAGGAATAAAAATCAACTGGCAATAATATACGGGGTATATGACCACATTTTCTCCGTTATCCTTGGAAAAACTTTGTATTAACAAGATTTTACTAATGTATTGGCATGACGATTTTGAGAAAATCGAGGCAATCTCGATGATAATAAAGTCACCATACTGGTATGAAGCGTTTTTTAATCGTCATTCTATTTTGAAATGGTGTACCTCCCACCAACGAAGCGAATTTCATCCATTTCAGTTTCCTCATTAGATATTTGTCTGAAGGAAACCCAATGATATTTTTTTTAAAAAAAATGATTTTTTTTTTAATTTGAATTACATAAAAAAAATCATGGATGATATTTTTGAACGACGATTGGGAACACGAAGACAAATTATGATGGAACTCCGAAAACAAATGCGGGCACTCGAGGAGGATGTCAAATTTGAATGTGTTTTGAAATCATGGGACAGGGTCGAAAAGCTGAAACATTATCAGTCGAAATTAATGGCGATGATCGATCATTTTGAGGCTCTACTCCCCTGTTGAAGGATTTTATGTTATCTCAATTCTGATGAAGTGTTCAAAATTATCATCATTCACGCGAATGATTTTCGAAAACTGCAATAGTTTAAAAAAATATTTGTATGTACAAGAAATGATTATTCAATTAGATTCTAATTTTCGTGACTATAAAACTTATCCATATCCGACTGAATTCGAAATTAATGTCAATGGAAAACCACCCAACCCCGAGCGATTGGCCTACCGTGACGATTTGCGATGCACGAATATTACGTCACAATTTATTCGATATGCTTATCGATGGATTGGAAAAAGTAATGGAACAGAAACGCCCCTATCGAAAATTCCGAATGATACCTTTGTCGCCAACATTATACCAATTGGCCCTAGCAGCTGTCTCGTCATACCAAACGATGAGAATGAACAAATTCTAAGAGCAACAGAATATTTTCTAGGAACAATATTATATTATGGTGGTCTGTCAGCAAATGTAATTGCATACACGGGGTTTCTAGCAACACTCGATGCTGATATTTTTACCGAATATTACGGTAATGTCCTATTTACAGATATAATGTCAAATGTACGCCAAACAGAGTCTATAACCGACACCGGATATTTCATTAATATCTCTAACCATCAAGACAGAACATTGGTTCTGCTCGGTGCTCCAAATTTTTCAGATACATCGCTTCTGTCACAGTTCAGTTTTCCTGCCTTAAGCGTCAATCTTTTCGTAGAAAACGTGACGAAGGATTGGTATTCCAAAGTAAAGGCGGTCGATAAGGAAGGAAGGAGTTTAATATTGGAGGACATGCCATCGTTTGATGCCGATGATTTTTTCATTGTCTGGAAACAACCAGGATTTTTGAAAGATGAAACACAAAGACCCCCCTTCTTTTTGGGCATAAAACGATTTACCATCAAGTCATCAGATCCTGGTTTTAAAAAGAATGATTGGGTTCAAAATGGAACTGTATTGATGAGAGTGGAAGATGTTGATTCGGAAGGGAAAATTCGAACGTTAGATATTTTACATCCTGGACAAAAACAAAAAGTAGGTCCATTGACGTTGCAGCGATATCAGAGACAATTCGTCACGATTGAAGTGGTTGATCTTGGTTCAGGAATTATCATGACAAGTACACAAAATGGCGACCTTTTACACAAGCGATATATTCTTGCTATAATCAATATGAAATATAATCATGTCCTGTACTTTACAATTGATGAGCGCAGGCCCACGGTTATATATCTCTCGATCGATCCTATGCATTTGAAAATTATTGATGAAAACATTGCGCAATATGGTGTTGTTTATTGTTATTATATATCCTATGAGACCGCCTTTCCGAATATTTCTTTGCCAATGGTCCCTACACAAAATCCAATTTGTGCGAATATAACGTTGCTGTCGATTAGTATACCGAATTTCCCGGTTTGTGGAACGAAAATTTTTTTGGCGGATTTTCCATATATCCTCTGTTCGTTTGGAAATTCATCACGTAGTGCCATCTCGACTCGAAATACGGTGATTAGTAACATACCTGCAGTCGCATCGGCTAACTTTGTTATACCAATTGCAAATGTCAGGAATCCAACCTTGACATTCATACATTTGAGCTGTCGGCAAACAGTGATGGTAAAATTTACTCCAAAAGATACATTACTTTTCCGTCTTATGCTTCCCGATGGAACACCGTTGAAGTTTTTCCCCAAGCTTTCGCAGACAATGTCGGATCGTGTCTGTGAAATCACCACACTACCTCTCAACAGTTTTTACTCCCCAAATTCAACATTAGTATATCCCTTTATTGTACAAAATGCAGTAACTGCAGTCTTCTCAATTGATTTCTTATCCTAACTTTATTTAAAAAAAAGAGGACTGTTATTAAAAATAATGTCAGAAATCGTCGCACTCCCAACAAACAATATACCCCTTACATCCGAAGAAAAGGATATGGTGGATTGGCTGTTTCCGGAAAAAGTGGTGCCTCCTGTGGCAAAGCTCAATAAAGTCAAGGTAGAAACTAAGCCGACTACTGCACCATTACGGACAACACCACCCATATCGATTTTTACGTATATGAAAATTTTCGCAATTATTTTATTATTTTATGTATTTAACATTCCCAAATTCGATAAAAAGATACGTAACCTTTGTTTCACGGAAAATGTCTATGTTTCCACGGCTTTTAAAACTGCTTTGTTTTATACGGTACTATTTACGGTTAGTTATTTTACATAAGGCAATCCATAACAAGATTATCCCTAAAAGAATTAGCAGAATGATCATGATATAGCCCACAATCCCACAAGATTGTGTACTACTTTCCAGTAATGGGCTTTTATTGCCTTGTGAAAAGCCAAAACGGAGGCGTTCGTTTAGGGCGATTACCGCTTCTTTTACGCTCGGATAGCCTTTTGTCGCCGGTAAAATGATCTTTTCGCTATTTATTTTCCAATGGGAATAGGATGGTTTGTCCGCGAAAACATAAAAAAATTTAGAGTTACTAAATGGTGTATACTTTTCGTACCAAGGAGTTGTTTGACTAATTTTGGATGGGAAAAAATTATACTTCGTATTCAACGCAAGGTCATTACGAGCAGCCGTATTATAGACTACTACGTCATGAATGGGCTTCCCATTTGTTGAGATAAAAAGCGGAATGGAGTCCAGAAAGGGATACAAAAACACAATAAAATCTTCCGTGTTTCGATACGAAAAGCTAGACATCGGAGTATCGACGAAAAGTGATTGATGAGGATAGGCTTCTTCATTGACAATGCGTACAGGAAAGTAACCACGTGACAATGCCCCCTTGTAGTCTGCAGAAAAGGCGTAGAATGTCTGCATCTTTTCCCAGTCCTGTTTCCATGGATACTCTTTCCACTCTGGTGGCATTGGTGCGGTGTTGTGTGAAAAAAATCGAAAAAGTGGTTTTGTTTTATGTTTCCATAGTTGAACTCGTTGAAAATAAGAGGATAGTGGCATTTATAAAATACTCAAAAAAAAAAAATATCTATTATAAAATGCTTAGTTTAAATCTATGTGTCGCCATTATACAAACTCTACTATGTTTGGCTGCTGTTGTTGCCATTTCTTTAAAAAGTGAAGACAAAAATGATCTAATGATCTCATCACGTGATCTACAAGTCAATAACGAAATCACGACCTATGCAACGTACGACTCGAATGTTATTTTGGGATTGCTTATTGCATTTACCGCGGTTACAGCTTTGTTCCACTATGCATATAGTTTTAACTGGTGGGGATATAAAAATCGGCTTAAAAAGAAGAACAACTCGTTGCGTTGGATTGAATATAGTATCACTGCAACCGTAATGATTGTTATTATATGCTTCGCTTCTGGTACGGTTGAATTGAATGTACAAATTTTAATCGCAGTCATGATTGCCTCTTCGATGATTCTAGGTGATATCATTGAAAAAACAATGGGAACGCAAGTTGCCAAAATTGGTACTTTTCTAGGATGGTTTTTGGTTCTAGGTGCATGGGCAATCATCATCAAAAATTATGAATTTGCCGCGAGAGGTTTTACCCTTCCCCAGTGTGATAAAAAAATTACACCCCCTTCGTTTGTCGCGTATCTTGTGATTATCTTGGTTGTGTTTTACACGTCATTTGGATTTGTCCAGCTCTACCAAATTTGCCGTCCAAAAACAAAATACGAGCACATTGAAAAGGCCTATTCCATTTTGTCTGTTTTAAGCAAAACAGCACTTGTTTCCATCATGTTGTGGGGTATATTGTCTCGTGCGCAAGCCATCGATCCCTGCGCCACGGAATCCTATGATTCAACCGAAGTGGCCCTAGAGGCAACCATATAAAGTATTTTAATGGCTGCGTTTTCAACAAAAAATTCAAACAAGACGAGCCCATCACGGAGGGACAATTACTTTAAAAAAAAAACCTTTCTATATAGAACAGGGAGAATGTCAAGAGTCAATGCCAACCCTATATATACAGGGAATACATTTCGGAATTTAAATGCCATCAAAGCCAACAATGAGGTAAAATCCAACGTAGCACTCTCCGATGAAGTTGAACTCGGGGCGGCCAAGAGATCTTGGTCGGGTGTCGGCTGTCAAACACTTTCTGATGGATATTACAAAATACCTGTGAATGCGGGACAGGACGAGAAGTATTGTTTCAGTTATGACAGTAGGGCTGAAGTAGATGGAAAATGGATATTCCAGACCGCCGTTAAACATAACAGCGGTACAATAAGACAGTTATCCTTAAATTTAGAATGGCTTAAAAAGAACAAAAAACCAACTTTTTACGTAAAGGATTTACAAAAAAACAGATTATGGATCGAATGGCCCGTCTGGAAAGGCAATGGAACCGATAACGATCTAGAAGTATTGAATGATGTCGAAGTAATGATTCGAGCTTTTAAAGAAAATCCCGGTACGAGCACAGTGGCAAAAAATGTCAAGTATAAGGAGAACCAGTATTGGACGCATCAGTTTTTTTCCTGAAACAACCAATGAATCCGAAGCAATGTCAAACTTTGACGATTTTGAATTTTACTTAAAATTCAAACAAAATGCTCCTCCCCTCCGCGACCTGACAAATGGTCTTTGCTTAGGTCAATGATGGATGACCAAGCAATGCAAAAAATTCCTCTTGATACCGTTGTTTCTTGAAACACCCTCTCATGGAACTTGTCATGGTCGAGGACCCTGATTTCTCGACACCTCGCATTACCATACACATGTGGGTCGATTGAATAACAACAGCAACACCACGTGGTGAAATGGCTTCTTCGACGGCTTCTGCAATTTGTTTCGTAAGTCGTTCTTGGACTTGTAAGCGACGTGAGAAGATTTCTGCGATGCGCGCAAGCTTTGATAAGCCCAATACTTTTGATCGGGGAATGTACGCAATATGGACCTTCCCTAAAAATGGTACCATGTGATGCTCGCATAGAGAAAAAATATCAATGTCTCGAAGGAGAACCATTTCGGAATGATGTTCGTCAAAAACTGCATTGCCGACAATATTTGACAGGCCTTCATGATATCCTTTTGTCATGTATAAAAGTGCTTTGGTGACTCGCGATGGTGTATCCACGAGTCCAGCTCTTGTGGGATCCTCCCCAATACCTTCAAGGATGGTTCTAACGGCACTTTCCATCTTCTCTACTGTTTCTTCATTCTTTTCACCGTGATTCTTTTTCTTTTCTTTTTTCCTGAAAATTGATATGTAGTTTTGCAATTTTTCTAGTAAACTCTTTATTTTAAATTCCATTTCTATTTATAGAAAACATTCATTTTTTTTCCTGTAAATAAATTTATGGGCGGATCTGCAGTGGAAATCTGTCCATTGCTACGAACACGTCTCCCATAAAAGTCAACGAATCTTGCTTTTATTTTGTATTTCTTGACCACGTATCCTATAAATCTTTCGGGATGATATGGTTTTTTTTCCTGACTCAAAATAGAATAGACATCATTCAAGCGTAGACCGAGCCTGGAAATGATATTCTCCGGACCCATGTAGATTCGATCATTGTATCCTCCGTGTCGATGCCAATTTGGAGATAGTAAAATATTTTTTCTGTAGTTTTTCTCAATAAGCTTGACTGGCAGTTTTGTTTCATATTTCAAATCAGGTCTCAAATAAATAAAATAGTCATACTTTCTCCCATGTGTCTTCCACATCTTTGTAACCCGTGCGATACTATAGAGTTGACGAAAGCAGTTCAAAACGGTAAACGCATCAAAATCTGGATTGCAACCAAAAGGACACAACTTTTTAGATTGTACTTTGACATGCTGATCCATCTCCGTCTGATTGGATGATTCATAAAAAGTAGCAGGTAAAAGCTTCGATTTGTATGACAATTGTGAACAGCTATCACCGGCCCGGTTTGATTGAAAGTCCCGGACCTTAATGTCATGCACGTAAATATCATAAGAATGTCCGTAACGCCGGAGCTCGTTTAGAACGTTTCTCTTGATCGAATAGATCGTATGTTGGATCGATCTTGACACAACACCAAAAAAACAAATGCACACTTTCATCTCCTGTCTAATATAACATAATATTTTTCGAGAAAAAATATCGCGCGGTGTAAAAAAAATCACACTCCACATTTTATCTTTTATCATTTTGTTCCGATAACAAAGAATGTCTCCGTAAAACTCGTCGTAATCCAAAAACCGAAAAGTTGTGAAATTAACCGATCATACTTTCCAGAGAAAAAAATTGGATTTACAATTCCAAATAGGAAAATATTTCCCGGCGTATATCGTATGAATTAATATTCTTGAAATCTGATTTATAAAATAGGAGTAAATATTGTTTTCGCATCTCATATTTTTTTTCCAGGAGAGTCATATCACGAAAATGAACAAGTCGAAGATTATGGAACAACTTTTCGTTGTTGGAATAGTTCATATTCCCATATAATTGGTATCGTAAATTTTTGTACTTTTCGGGCACATGTACAATCCCATACTTATTTAAAACCTGTAAGCGATCTCGTAACGTTCCATTGCGGGAAACAATCGCACCGTCATAATAATTTTCAATATAGTCGGTGGAACGATGATCCCATACATGTGCCAACGCAAAAACAAAATTCATAAAATACATATTCGAAAGGATTCCATCATTCTGAATTTCATGACAGTTGTACTCAAAGATTGTCCCACTGTCAATGTAATGGACGAGAAATTTTTCATATTCAAGTGGATGATACAATAAATCTTGGAATGTATACAGAGTGTCATAATTTTTACGGACGACATAAATTTGATACAATTCGTTTTGTAATCTTTTGATACATGAAAGCGGTCTTCTCCTAAAATGCTGTAAAATTTGCGTTCGATGTGGCATCCTGTAATGCCCAATGTTGGCAAATAGAACGGCGTCTCGACTTGTACGGAATCGTATACCTTGAAAAGAAATCATGTCGTCTTCGATAAAATTAATGTATGGTAATTGTTTTTGTTGAATTGTAGATAGCCGTTCCCGAAAAGGAAGATTTTGGTCCACAAAATCTGGAAATTCGATACGAATGTTACAATCCCGAATATACTCAAAAAGACGTTGAAAACCAATGTCCACCCGACAACAATTTGGTTTCACAAATTGCAGATTATCATCATCACTGTATTTATCATACAAGCAATCGAAGCAAATGTTATGTGAACAATTCAATTCAATGAGACGATACCGTTTCTTGCATAAAAAACATACTCTCATTTTCATTAAATAAGAAATTATTTTTTTTTAAAAAGGACAGAATCATCACAACACAATCACAAACATCATCCTCTTTCCGGAACGATTCAATCCAACCAATTGATGTCTCGTCATGTTGGATCGCCAACATTTTTTTAGTAAAGACCGTTGTCCATTGTTTCCTTTCCGATTTCTTGCTAATCTTTTTTCCAAATGCCTTTGTTTTCTCGAAGGCCCCGTACTCGATAATTTTCTTTTCAGGATACTTTAGTACTAAATGTGAAAAAACATGAGCGCTCATCTGTACACATTTATAATTCACCATTTTTGAAAATCCAAGTTGTCTTTCAATCAGAAAAACATCGCATTTCTCAAAAAGACCATCCAATCCTTCCAGATACAAATGAAACCGTGACCAGAATGTTTGATCCATCTGTATCTCCGAAACTTTTTTGTGTTCCTCAAAATCGTGGCAATCCAAATGAAGAATTTCCCAATGGCACTCCGATGCTCGAATAATGGCATGTGCGAAATGATGGATACCAATGTCAAATGCCACAATCGTAATCATTTTCTTTATATTATTTTTTTCTTTAAAAAAAAATATACAAATTCTATTCCTTTCTTACGTGATTTGGATTTGAAAACAACATGGTTTCATGACGAAGAATAGATTCTTCTAGATGTTTTAAAAGAAGCCATAATTGATATTGCCGAGTTTCATTACACTCCGACCGCCCAATATGATTCAAGTAAAATCGAACTCGTTTGTTATAATGTGGATGACCTTGATGAATTATTTTTTGTGGAAAGAGATCTTTGGACAAACGTCCGGGCATAATTAATAAATTATTACTACAATTAATATTAAATTTAGAAGACTGAATTACATAATGTTTCTTGAATTCTTGTGGGATCAAATGATGATCTTCAACATGAAACGGGATTTTTTCTTTGTGGGATTTTCTTAATTTTGATTTGTATCGATAGACATCGTCTTTTGTTTGGTAGTTAAAAATGGAATATTGTCCACGAATTTGTGGAATAATTTCTGTGGTAATTGAGAAAATATAATTGGTATTTTGGAAAATCGGAACAAAGAGAAAAAATTTTTGAAAATACATTTATTATTCTGGCGAAAAATTTTGAAACATTTTTTCAATGTCGTTGTCAATGTCAATATTTTCATCTAAACAGAGAAGCTTTTGGACAGTTGATTCGTGATTCGCAATAATATTTGCATGATAGGACCTTCCTATGCGTCCCACGCGTCCCATTAATTGATAAAGTGTTGCGATGGAAACATCCCTCGCAAATTCTTGATCAATGGCAATATTGATAAGGCCTGCTAAGTTCGTTCCATAAACAACATCCAGACCTGCACAAAAAAAGGACAAATCATTGTAAATTTTCATCACAAGGTTTCGTTGATGTTCTGTTTGCCGTTTGACATCATACATCCCGATACCTGCCATTAACAGATAAAGGTCGATATCACAGAAAGAATCAAAGAAGTAGTCCTCTAAAACAATTCGATTTGTGTTGATGGGCATACCTTTTGCTGAAACATTTGGGTGAAATCTCCGGAAATGTTCCTCTGTATTGACGATGAAATCTTCCGGAATCCTGACAGCGGTATTCTCGATGTCCTCTGCAAACGCCATTTTTTGTTGTATTGTCTCCTGCTTATTAATCAGCTTTTCTTTATTATCTGCTTTTGTTGGTTTTCTTCGCTCAGAGGATCGCTGTTGTTTTTGGAAACCCTTAATTTTTTTGTCACGTTCCGTAATCAGTTTTTCGATTTTCACAAATCGCTCCTCATCAAAAAGTTTATTTGCAGATTTTCTGGTTTTTTCAATCACATCCTTTGTAATGTACAAGGTCTTCCCTTCGTAAAAAATGCTTTGCGTGGTAAACATTTTTGAAAATGAAATTTTCTTCATGACACGAGGTCTGTATTTTTGAAATGTTTCCAAGTAATCGAAATTTTCACACAAAAATTCAAAGAGTCGCACCACATACTCCAAAATGCCAGAGAGGTGAATTGCCCCTATCGTGGGGAAATTGTAAAAAAATTGTAAATTTTTCGGAAGAATTGGCGCTAAATCTTTTGCCCAATAGAACACATGTTTTGGTGAGTACGTACGACGAATACGAGGATTTGTTCTCATCTCCGAAATTAAATGCAATAATTCGGGTCTTGTTTGAATCAAATGATGTGGGAAGCGCACATGACCATCTTGGTCAACGACAACACATGGTATCGATACTTCGGCAGATTGGACGCGATGCACAACTTCGGAAACAATGCCTTCATGACGATTACAAAACTGCTGAACCACTTGTGGTAGACTTTCAAATTTTGGCAAGATACTCGACAAGAGTACTGTTTGGCGTGGTAAGTAGTGACAAATCTCAGCCATCACCTTGTTGGATTCTTTGTCCGAAACGAACTCATCAATATATCCAACAAAAGGATTATCAAGAGCCTCTTGCGCTTTTAGTAAAAATTTGCACGACAACAAATCTGCCACAATAATGTCCGGCTTCTTTCTTGTGGCACCGACATAAAATCTCCACTGTTCTTCAATCGTGCCCGTTTTCTTTTCGTCTTCCTTGCGATAAACGGATTTCCATGTCGCTGGAAAACAGCGTTTGTATGGTCGTATGAGTACTTGCGGTTTTTTTTCAAGTATCACGGTTCCATCAGGCAATTTCTTTTGTTTTTCTACAAAAATATATTTTGCCATCCACAAATGCAATTGATTTCCAATAAGGGCATTGGATGCCACATCCATATTTACAAGTTCGTTGGAACAAGCAAACAAAACGGTTTTTTTCTTCTCCGCATTCATTTCGGTGCTCAATTGCTTCGCCAGCGGAATTGCCAAAAAGGTTTTCCCATGTCCGGTCGGCATTTGATTTCCAAGTAATAATGGTCGATCCATTTTCAACGCATTCCCAATCAAATCCAAAGTTTGACGTTGTTCCTTATGAAGTTGAATGAAATTGTCCTGTGATTGAAATGAACTGCGAACTAATAACTTTGGATTATTAAACAGCAACTCGAAATAATCTTCAGTAACTAACTTATTCATTTCTGCTTCCCCATTCTGAAATCCAATTGCATATCTCGGATTGTGAAAGGTAACCATTCTGTTGATTCGATTCATAGAGATGATTGCATCTAAAATAATAAGAGGACGTACTTTTCGTGAATTGACATGGATTTCAGAGCACCACCACAAAATGTACAGGTAATTGAACACGGAATACTTGAACATCTGATTATTAATCTCATATTTTGTATTTCGCGTAAAGTTTTCCAAGTCCCGTTCTATTTGCTTTCGCTTATTCTTTTCAATAATCATTTCTGTACTCGTTTTGACGACTTTGTTTTCTGGAAATAGAATGGTCCCAAACCAACGCTTCATTTTCGGATACTTCTCTAAGAACAATTCCAAACACATGTCGTCTTCGGAAATAACTTTGTAGTCCTGCGGAGTATCCTTTGCGATGGCAGAGTCGATGAGTTTCACGACATCCTCAAAATTCTCCGGTTTTTCTTCGATTCGTTTCCATGGAAACGAAGTTGCAACAGTTGTCATTCTATCCGAAATAAATATAGTAAGCTCAAATACGATTGTTGTGATATAAACTATATGTTTTGAAATATTATAAAAATGTCTTTTTTTTTCAATTTTTGTATTTTAGGGAGGGCAGTTATTCCATGAACAGACTTTTCCTTTGTCACATTGGCTGGCATCCGAGCAACCCAGAGCATAGACGCATTGACCCCCAGGGACTGGAAATTGCACCGTGGCACTTCCTGTATCTCCATTTAAATAAAACAAATACTTGGCCGGTGGCGTATCACCATATGTAAATATATATGCCGGGTCCTCATTTGCTTCGCAACCTGAAACGACGGAATCGGTAATGTTCATGATTATCTGACAACTACCCTTTGCCTCCATCGCTAAACCATTGGTGAAGTTAATACCATTGACATTATCAATATTGTATAGGGGGTTTTCTGGATCTGTTGTATCCTTTTGGAAGACAAGAAATTCATAATCGCTTTGTAATTTTTCGGAGATCGTGTCGAAAGCTGATGTCGGAATGTCATTTGGATCGGTGACGGTTGTCTTGATAAAGACGTCACGTGCAATAACGACAATAGCTAATCCAAATGTCAAAAGAAGAAACATCCACTGAAGAATGATATTTAGTGATGGCCCATCTGTCGGGACAGGATTATTTTCCATTATTTAATATAACAAACGTTTTTTTTATAATACAATCGATAAAAAAAAAAGAGTTGTCGTCTTTTAGGATGGTATTGGAGCAGAAGGGTCGTTATCAGATAATCCAATCGTGTAATCGTCGTTTCCAGGGATCGCGAAATTTGCCATAGGATTACCCGATCCTGTCACACGGAAAAGGTGGTGACCTTTCTCTTTTACAAGACATTTATCATCACAGTGAGTCACATCAAATGTCATTTCACAACCAGAGAGTGCTTGCAATTCGACGTTATTTCCAAATATTATTTTATTTACATTTTTTATACAGTTATCATCCGAGAATCGCACAAAATCATAATTTTCCACGAGTGTATTTGCGATACCAGTATAAACATCCATACCTATGAATTCATCCAAGACTAATTTTTTCGATGATCGTAAAGCTTTCAGTAACGAAAAAACGGCAAAGCCAAAAATGATCAATGTTGAAAGCCACAACAAAATTGATGGGGCAGAAACTTGCCGAGCCGTCTTTTTTTCCATTTATGGTACAGAAGAAAAAAAAAACACATATACATTATTTATTAGTAATCCCAATTTGCGACACTTTTGTTGTCATTTTTTATAATAAAAGTACGGTTATTAGGCACTGGGAAAACAAAGGAATCATTTTTCGTTCCCGATGCTTGCATACTGAACAGGTGGTCATTCTCAGTATCTCTAAAATACTCGTTAGAAAGCGCTTTGAGAGCGCAGGTACTTTTGTCACAGTCCTGTACTCTGAAACGGAACGCACAGGGATCATCTGACTCCATCGATACCAAGTTTGTGAACTGAATGGACTTTACATTCGGAATGAAACTGTTGCTTTTAATAATCAATCCATAATATGCCTGCATTTGTGTGGCAATCAAATTGATGACATCGTCGGAGATATCATTATCAAATACCGTGCGTGTCTGTAATGCCCCGGATAGAAGTAGACCAATGACAGTCATTATAAACGAAATAATTATAATAAACCAAAGAAGAATATTAGTAAAATTGCCAATATTTATAGTGCCAATCTTAACTTGTACCATTTGATTTTGTATTTATTTATAAATGAAAAAAAAGTTTAAAAATTTACCGCACGCCCTCTGTTGGATGTCCAATCCGCCTCCGGACGGTCAACGATCGAATTACGTTCCACCGCAGCCTTCATAATATAGGACGTTTGATTACTTTGTTCCATTTGATGCAGCAGACTTGCCGTGTCTTTGGGGAAACATGTACCACCAAAACCAAATTTACCGTCGTGTGGTACCTGGGAGTGAGATAACGTGATCCGTGAATCGATGCATGCAATTGAACGAACTGCCTCGTAATCAATCTTTTTTTTCTCGCAAAATTCATATATTTCATTGCAAAAAGACACTTTCGTTGCCAAAAAACAGTTGCGAAATAGTTTTACCATTTCGGCTTCACTGTTTTTCATAAAATGTAAAGTATCTGACTCAATTTGTCCATGTTCCTTTGCGGAAGAAAAAATACGTTGTATTATATTGCGAAATTCTTCATGAACCTCTTTTTCACCGAATATCCAGACTGGATTTGTCCGAAAGTCATTCAAATAATCCTTTTCGGTCAAAAATTCGGGCATAAAATTACAGTCCAACAAATCAGATGTCCCTACGGGGACCGTAGATCGGATCACAGTATATCCAGCATAATGCAACTGCCGCAATTCATCAACTACTGCTTCGACAATTGATAGACAACAGCTCCCATCCCGGTTCATAGGAGTTGGCACAGATATAAAGATAACGCTGCATTGTAACAAATCCTCCATTGTTGTCCCCAATGGTACACACAGTGAAGGATCTTTATCATAGACTTTTAGCGAAATGCTATTATTGGCTAAGATACCGGTTGCTTTACCGACAAATCCATTTCCGACAATACCAATTTCCATTTTATTAAAGTTTTTATTTATTTTAAATATAATTATTTTCATCTTCAATCTGCTTCTTGCTTTTTATATATAAACTTATATTTCCTAAACTACCGATTTTGGATTGAATATGGAACGGCATATTTTTCTCAAAAATCAAATTAATTTTATCGTTCAAACCTGAAATTTTCAAGATGCGAGAAATGTGCTCCGTCTCAAAGACATCCTCGAAAACATAATCGTTGTCATTGCTGTCTGAATCGCCGGGCAGAAATACTTCTCGGGAAAAGATGGCATCCACGTCGGAATAAAAACCAATTTGTTGTTTTGTGGCACGTATTTTCAAAGTGGTGGATATTGGAATCATGTCTTTACACATTTTTGAAAATTCGTTTGAAAACACCAAAATCGAATTACAATATTTTTTTGGTAACTCAATTTGAAGATTCTCCAATGTCTGGATAGTAATCATTGAAATCGTCTTACGATTCATGTCTTTCGGAATAATCTCAATGCCCAAATAATGAATATTATTCTCCTCAATGAAAAATACCAAAGAATCACGCTTCTTTACCGATTTCAGCATGCGATAAAAATGATTCAAATTTATCCCAATATTAATACACTGATTCTCCACCTTTGTACTAAAATGAAAACCAAAAAAACTGTCGCTGTCCAATTTCAAATCAATTAATAGCTTTTGATTCGAGTCCATCATCCGTAATGTTAAACCTAATGGGGTTATCTGAAAACATGCCGTTTTCAATGTATGATGCAACAGTTCTATCAATGTTTTGATTACGTAAGCATCATTTGTCTTACATCGAAATAAATAATCAGTCGCCATTTTATTTATGACGTTTTTTTACTTTTAAATGTATATAAAGTTAAAATTTACCTTAATAAACATGAATTTGGAAATCGACTTTCGCGAACATAAATTGTTAGCACACATCGGAAACACACAAGAACTTGTGATCAAACCATTAGTACTTGGAGATTTTAGAATTTATACGGATACACATGAGATTTTAATCGAACGAAAAACATGGACTGATGTTCGAGCATCAATCCGTGATGGTCGTTTCAGGGAACAGCGCAGTCGTTTACTTTTATGGAGAAGCGAATCATCCGAAAGGCAAATCATTTATATTGTGGAAGGAAAATTCGACAAGGAATTTTTAATCGAGAAGCAAGCCATGTATCGTTTAATGATAGGATATTCTATTCCGTTGTTTTTTACCGAAATTATGGAAGAAACGTGGGAGACCGTTTCCTTTATCTCAAGATCTGATTCGGACAAATTCTTTCGAACGCGGTCCATTGAACAAGATCAAATTGAATCACGATTTAAAGGCGTCCATAAAAAAAATTATGAAAATGCAAAGCTTTTCTTTTTGCAAATTCTCTTCTCCATCCGTGGAATTTCCAGTCCCATGGCTATCGCTATCGGAGAACATTTTCAAAGTTGTCACGAGTTCTTCAGACAATATCTGGATAATCCGCATGGACTCGAGCAAACCTTGTTGGATATTCGTTACGGAAACAAAGAGAAAAAATTAACCAAATCAATTATCCAAAAGATTTTAAATTATCTTGGTTGTAATAAAAATGAAATTCTTTCAGAAATTTGAAAATATTAAAACAGAAAGAATACTGGCGGAAATTTCATTGTTCCTCCTCATTATCTTTATAGTTTTCGTCAGCATTATAATTTTTAGGACCGAACCTATCTATGTCGATCCTGGAACATCCGATGACAGCTCGGAGAAAACATCGTAATGTTTACATGTTGCTTCGATAATCCATCATTATCCATAAACTTTATTACATGTCAACCCGCTTTTTGTCTGAAGCACACACGCATCTTCCGATGGATCACATGTTACCGCAACCGTAAGTGTTTGTTCACTTGCAGTATAATTTAGTGCCAACCAATTGACATCATCCCCCGCAGATGGTGCCTGCCATACATAGCATTTTTCAGAACAAAGCAACAAGGCTGTAGGGTTCCCAACGGGACGGCAATTATTTGTGATATCAATGGTGACCGATATGGAACTCTGACAAGATTCGGCGGGATCTTGTCCTGGTAGAATATTAAAAGTATACTTGTAATCCCCCGAATAGATACATTTTTGTTGTAAATCACTATTATCATCTAATGACAAGACAGTGAATTCTTGATATTTCGACTCTGAACATGATTTATCTCGAACGCATTCTTCGTCCCGCTCAAGTCCAATCTGTCGAAGGTTTCGCAATCGATTCTGGATATAAAAAGCAGTCTTTTGAAACTTCATCTTATGTTTCCCTAATAATAAGCAATATTTTATTTTCAATTTATTTTTTTCGAAAATGAATCATTTCCTCACCACCACTCGTACGTTCATGTCGGTAAACAAATAATGAGATGCATGCAGTTTGATGAATAGTCCATTTTTAAAATTTTTAGAAAAAAAAAAATTATTGGATAGGTAAAATGGGAAGAGAATCAACAAATGACACTTGGCGGGATAGTGGATCAAAGCTTGGTGCAAAAATTGGTGCGAACATTGCGACCACGGCCTATCGGGCAAAAAGAAAAGCAGACAAAGTAACTCATCAACTGAATAAGCACATGAAAAAAGGTACGGAAAGCGCAAGGGTGAAGCAGAATGTCCGAATTTATAACATTCGATATGAAGTACAGATGCGTGAAATGAAGATTCTCTACTCTTCATGCCTTCATTGTATCGATCTCCTGAAAGCATATGAATCATTATTAATCGATTGTGTGGAAAAGAAATTGATGGCTGGGAAAGGCATTTGTGCCGCCATCATAAGATTTGATAGTATCCGAGAAAGCGATTTGGAGGGTGCGAACAAGATTATTCACTTGTTAGATCGCATGCAAGCGAATCTCGAATTTATTAAAAACGTATTGAGAACGTATAAAAATTCTCCAGTTTTGTTAAGTAGAAATGATGAGGAGCAAGCCAAAATGTACGGAGGATATATTACCTCCATTAAAAAAGTAATTTATGAAGATGATAATGTGAAAATATTTGACTGGACCAAGTTGAAAACGAAAGACAGATTCAGAAACTTCCGGACGGTCGATGCACTCTTCGAAAAGCTTGCCAAAATAAAATTATCGGCAGTAGAAACATGCACTAATGCAGTGGACTGTATGTATGCCAATATCGCCCATTTTTGGAATCGGAGATTAAGACAAATAAACAATTTAACCGGGGGGGCCCTTGGTTATATCGCACAGCAAAACGTACCTGTTGCAAGACATGAACAAATATTCCAAGAACAGCTGAGAGATCATATCATACAACTTCGGAAAAAATATGAACGACAAGCGAATCAACAATTTAGGAGGGAGAGGGAAAGATTGCAAAGAGAAAATGGAGCATTACTACCCCAACCTGTGTCCAGGGAAGAACGTAAGCGCCAACAACAAAGCAAGGGTCAACAACAGCAAGATCAGCAAAATCAGCAGAAACAACAGCAACACTCACGACGTAAACGATCAAGTACATGACAGCTAAATCCTTTTTATGATTGATTCATATCTATTTTCGATCAAATTCGCTATCCAACAGCACTACTACAATACTGTTGGATCAAGTTGTCGAAAATAATCAATCGTTTCAACCAATCCCTCTTTTAACGATATTTCGGGTTGCCAACCATAGTCTCCATGAATTTTTGAAATGTCAGGACGGCGCTGTTTCGGATCATTGATAGGCAAAGGCTTTCCAATGAAAATAGAATTGGACTTTGTGAGCGAATGAATCGTTTCTGCTAAATGGTGGATTGTCAATTCATTGGGGTTTCCAACATTATAAGGTCCAGGATGTGGTCCGTCCATCACTGCCATAATTCCTTTTACTGTATCGGAGACATAACAAAAACTTCTTGTTTGTTCCCCCTTTCCATAAATCGTAATCGGCTCAGAGTGTAAGCATTGCATGATGAAATTGCTGACAACGCGACCATCATATGGATCCATATGAGGTCCATAGGTATTGAAAATACGGACGATGCGGATATCCACGCCATGCTGATGGTGATATTCCCGCATAATCGTTTCTGCACATCGTTTTCCTTCATCATAACAGGACCTTGGACCAATTGGATTCACGTTTCCCCAATAGTCCTCGTTTTGCGGAGACATTGTGGGGTCGCCATAAATTTCAGAAGTCGACGTAAGTAAAATTTTCGCACCGACACGTTTTGCAAGACCAAGCATGTTGATCGTTCCCACGACATTTGTTTTTATTGTCTTTATGGGATTTAACTGATATGCTCGGGGTGATGCAGGACACGCCATGTGGTAGATTTCATCGACTTCAATATACAAAGGTAATGTTACGTCATGACGTATGAATTCAAAGTTTGGATTCTTGCGGAATTTAGTGATATTTTCCATACTTCCGGTAAAATTGTTGTCTACACAGATGATGTAATTGCTGGGATTGCGCAAAAGAGACGTGATTAAATGGTGTCCAATAAATCCAGTGCCACCCGTCACTAAAATACGTTTTTTCGTCATTTATCCATGAGACCTTTGTTTTCTTAAACTATATTTTTTGAACCATTCAAAAAATATTTGCCATCACACTTTAGGAGGAACTTACATTGTCTGCACGTTGCGCAGTATAACCTAAATCGCAACGATTCGAAAAAAAGAAATTTTGAGGACAGCTAGTGCCATAGGCGAGAGCACTTTTTGGATATCGCACTTGGGCATCGTCGTAGGTTAGACTGTTTAACCCCTTCGAAGCGTGCACAGGAACTGGGACGGTTGGTGTGCTATATCCTTTGAACGGTATCCCCATGTTGGACAATCTGTTGTATGCGCCCAAACTGGAAAACTGTGTATGGTAGGAAGATAAATTTCCGTAACTTGCCATTTTTCTTTAAGGATTATTTTTTTTTTACAAAAAAAATTTTTCAAACAAATCGTTATAGTTTTGAAAATTTCCAATTTGACTTGCTATGATTTGAAAACCTGTTGCATTCGTGAAGAAACGTTTTAATTCCTGAAAATTTGACATATTTGGGTCGACATGGGCAAGTCCAAAATCAATAATGTATACATGAATATTGGATGAAAATCCATAATCTTTGTCCCCAATCAAAATATGGACTTTTTCGGGATTGTCGGACTGTTCAAGCATGACATTTTCTTCATGTAAGTCCCCATGATGTATATGAAGAGTATCCATCAGATACATTTGCAGAATAATCGCTTGCGCAATTTTAAAGGCATGTTTCTGAAAGCGATCCCTTCGTCTGTCTTGATACTCTTGGAGCGTACGACGTACATACGGTAGAATAATATTCATGATCGGTCGATCATTCTCAACAGAGACGAACGTAGTTAATATTTTCAGGGCGCGTACATTATGAACTTCTAAACTCCGTTGCACTAATTTGTTGATGTAAATTTCCTTAAAAACTGTAAAATCCTTGGAATAAATGGAATTTGAAAGTGCATTTTGTTCGATCAGGTCATAATCTGCATTCGCCATCAAAATTTTCTTCCGGATGAAAGTTTTTTTATCTTGATGCCAGCCAACAAAAATATCAGAATTGATAAGTCCTTTGTTCATTCGAAACCATTTTATCCGGTTTTGGGTACAGATATCCAAAAATGCTTCGTGGTCTTCAACAGAATCAAACATGCGCTTTTTAAAATAAATCATATAAAAATAAATAATTATCAAAAAAAAATGAAGAGTTTCCAAAAGTTACGAATTTTGTATTCGGTTCTTTATGTGATTTATTTAATTTACTTTCTATATAATTATTTAAAGGAAAAATACATTCTGCTACCTATTTACACGGAGTTCATTTCGACGGAGACGATTGATGATGTAGAACGACAATTTCTTTCGAATGATGCTGGTGTAACCATATTTCATGCGCCTACGGGAACGCAGTTTGAAAATTGTTTGTTTGTCTTTAACAGTTGCCAAGGAAACTCAAATTTGAAATATATTCTGATGCGACAACTACAGGAGGCCTTTGACAAATTTACCATTGTGCAGGTAGAATATCCTGGCTACGGATTTTGCCCCCATTTTCCAATCTCCATTACGCAAATTCTTGCTGTCGTGGCGGAAACATTTGAGCTCATGATGAAAAACCATCAAGAGATTAAAACGTTGGGCTTTTTTGGAGAACAGTTTGGTTCCTATGTTCAATCCCATATATATAATTACGCAAGTACACATCACCTACGAAAACCGGACTTTATCATTGAATTGAATGGTATCACAAGCTTATTTGATTTCGCTTTGGCAGAGTATGATTTTCTATTATTTCCTGTGGAGTTTCCACTGTTGCAATGGCGTTCAAAAGAGTACGATTCCATTTCTGCTGGGACTCCATTTTTTATTCTTTTTACAGATGACACAAAACACGTTTTAGATTCACTAACATTTTTTTATCACATGAGTGAAAAATGCGAACATTGCCATTTGGTGCATTTAGAAGGGAAAAAGAGTTTTGGGTTTTTGTTACATGAAAACCAGGAAAAAATTGATAAGATTTACCATTTTGTGGAAAGTCATTGTAATAAAAAATCGAGCTCGAACCGAATGGTGTCAAATTCTGCACCTTGAATCGTCGCTTTTCGTTCACCGTCTTTATAGATAAAAAAACTTGGGACAACACTGACGAGATCTTTGTGAAAGCTATATTCATCATCAATGTTGTCTTTGAGAAATTCAACAGGTGATTCTGTATATTCCGTTTTCAAATGATCATATTCCGGCGCACATTCACGGCATGGCAAACACCATTCCGCCCACACATACACAATGATAATTCCGGAATGTTGAAAAAAGTTATGGAGTGTTATTTTCTCCTCCTCAACATGTTTTTCAATCGGATGAAGATCAAGTCCATAAGAAATATCGACCATTGTTTCCTTTTTTACCAATTAAAAACGGATCTTTTTAAATCATGAAGCTCCATGCTCTTCCTTCTGGGTCGAAGATTGGGGTTTACAGAATATTGCATTCGACAAAAATACAAGATCAAAGTTTTGCGGTCTAGTCGATCGATGGTGAGCGGCAACTTCGTAGTAGTGGGTTCTTCTCTCGTAAAAAATAATTATATGGATAAAAAATAATTATTACAAAAAAAAGCTTGTGGATGTAAAAAATGAAGTTTTTTAATTATATTGTTTATTAAAAAAAATGGACCCACTACATTCCTTCTTGAATGAATACAAAGTTCAAGATAAACACCCACATCGGATTACGCATGTGACCATGGATCCCGTCGGACGTTTTTCAATTATCGATACACAGGATAAACGAAAGTTATTCTATCTGTATAATCGTGCAATCCAGTCGGGGGAAAAGGTTTCATTACTTGAGCTCCAAATCTATTCTCATATTCCGGTAATTGTGGATGTCGATTTGAAGGTGGATGCAGAAATGCTTTCCCCACCTTTGTATCATTTGGGTCACGTTCAGACGATTGTAAAAGCATTTCAGAAAATACTTCAGGAGATTGTGGTAGAGCTCGATCAGGAGGATCTAGTTTGTTTTTTATTTGAAAAACCGGCGTATCACGAAATCGGCCGTGATGGGACACGATGGTTAAAGAATGGTTTTCATTTACATTTTCCTCAATTGTTTTTAAGTAGACAAAGTCAGGAGCATGTTTTACTACCGAAAGTTACAAATGAATTAAAGACCATTTTTCAGAACGATTCAACTTCCTTACCGGACTGTGTTTTACCGGGAAAGCTTATTGATACACAGATTGTCAAAAAGAAAGGATCACCATGGTTACTTTATGGTTCCTCAAAGAGTAAAAAACACAAACCCTATTTAATAACTCGTGGTTTTACATGGCAAGGAGTTCCCGTAGAGCGATGGACCGATCTTTTGGTAGACTATCCAATTCACGCAAGTACCGATCATAGCGAGGAATATATACGTGGACATTTATCGGAGATTTTTTCAATTATTGCGACCGATGAAAAAAGTGATTTCTTTTACAAAACCTATCCGAATATTCAAAGACAAGATATTATGTCACAAGATCAAATTAATAATGGCGTCGTCAGCGAAGCGCTTCATAATCGGAACGAATCTGATGCAGAAGTAAATGAAACATTAATAGATGACTTACTCGAAATTCTCAATGATATGAGTTATTCCTTTAATGACTGGATGTATATGGGCTGGATTTTGTTTAATATCTATCATGGTGATCGGAAAGGATTTGAAAAGTGGGACAAATTTTCCCAAAGATGCCCGGAAAAATATTCTCGCTCGACATGTCAACAGAAATGGAAAAAGATGGAAATGTCAAATATTACGGTTGGATCGTTGAAATATTTGGCCAAAGAGAAAAATGAAGAGCAATATGTGCTGGTCATGAACAAATTTTTAAAGCATCATTCGGACAAATCCTTGAAAACACAACAAATCTCTCATCATAATCTTGCAACCTTGATGCATCTGATCTACGACAATGAGTTTGTCTGTTCGGATGTTGCAAAAAACCGTTGGTATCATTTCAACGGCAATGTTTGGGTGGCAAACAATGACGGAGTGGGGTTGCGAAATCGAATATCCCGGCAATTTCGTGAAAAGTATCGTGAAGTAAACCTTCAACGAAATTTCGAGGAAATTCATGCGTTATTAAAATCGTTTAAACCTAATGGCACGTCAGAGGAACTTTTGCGAAAAATTATACATAATGGCGAAAATAAGGAAGGATCTTTACAAGAAGCACAGAATGAGGTAAAAAATTACATGAAAGTGATGGAGGGTTTAGAATCGGTACCTTTCAAGAAAAATTTAATGTGTGAGGCAAAAGATTTATTTTATGATGCAGAATTTACAAAAAAATTGGATGCGAATAAAAAACTGATTGCTTTCCAGAATGGTGTGTATAATCTCGATACGTTTGAGTTTCGCAAGGGATATCCAAGCGATTATATAAGTTTGTCGCTTCCATTTTCCTATAATCCAAATCTCACAATGGATCACCCTGAAGTCCGATTAGTCATTGACTTTTTTGAAAAAATATTTGTGAATGAGTCCATTCGTAATTACTTTTTGGATCTCAATTGTTTCATTTTTGAAGGAGGCAATATTCACAAAACCATTCAAATTTGGACCGGAACAGGTGATAATGCAAAATCAGTTACTCAAAATTTAATTGAAAAGTTAATGGGTCCACTTTGCGTGAAACTACCAACATCTTTAATTGTTGGAAAGAGAACGCAATCCAGCAGTGCTTCCCCGGAGCTAGCACAGACGAGTGGTGTACGTTTTTGTTTTTTACAAGAGCCTTCCAAAAATGATGTCATGAATACTGGAATTTTGAAAGAATTAAGTGGTAATGATTCTTTTTATGCTCGTGCTCTTCATTCTGATCCAGTCGAGATTCAACCACAATTCAAACTTGCTTTAATTTGCAATGATCCCCCCAAAACCGAGCAATCGGACCAAGCAACGTGGAATCGCGTTCGTGTCATTCCCTTTGAATCACATTTTTCTTCGAAAGCGCCAAGTTCTTTAGAGGAACAGAAAAAGAAAAAACAATTTCCGATTGATCGTCATTTTGATAAAAAAATCCCTTCGATGATTGAAGCACTTGCATATTTGTTTTTAGAACGATATAAAACATTAAAAGATCGTGAAATTTTTGAGCCGGATGAGGTTAAAGTCGCTACCGAAGCCTATCGAAACAAAAACGATCATTTTGGTCAGTTCTTAAGTGAATGTGTCAAAGATGAAGAAGATGCAAGTATTTCGACTTCAGAATTATTCCGAGCTTTTGTCGAATGGTTCCGCGATGTCAAGCCGAATATGAAACTGCCTATTAAGGATGAATTACAGGAGTATCTCGTTAAAAAATGGGGACGGCAAGAAGTTCGTCAAATCTGGAAACACAAAACCCTTATATTCCAAGACGAGGATGAATGAACTTCTTTTTTTGTTTCTTGATTTAAAGTAACAAAGGTCTAAAATCAAATGAAGTACTATTACGATACGAAAAACATGCGCTTCACGATGGAAAATAAACAGTATAGGCTTCATCTGGATGGAAGGGGTTGTTTTATGGGTACAGATTCGTTTGGCATTTACTTTACTCATCATGTCCAGATGCCGGTTAGTCCATTGTTTTTTGTTCCATCTTCGTGTGGATTGAAGGAGGACATTATCAAAGAATTTGGGATTACCTCTGTATATATTGGAGATGTTTCTCATCGTCCGAACTTTCGAAAAGTTGGATATGGAAAGGAGTGGAGTTTTGCAGAGGTTTTTCATGGCTTATATGATTCTAATGGTTGTCGTCGTTTTGGGATGAATTTGTCCAGATTTGACTTGCATATTGGTTATTTCCAAGCGGATGTGAAACAAGGATTGGGATTCACAATCGAACTTGGGGATGGAAACTCCAAAACGCTGGAGTATGGATTGTTCGAAAATGATCGACTGTGTACGGGAAAATGTTACAAACGTGATGATCACTCGATTCGTTGGTTCATCCGACAAAACTTTAAGATAGATGGTGTCTTATCCGATTTGAATTCTTCACGTCTTTACAAATGTGCGTTTTCGCAAGGGAAACGAGAAGGAGATTTAACGATTCATAATCGTCGATTCGAAATTCATGCATTGTATCATGAAAATAAATTGAATGGCAGATTCAATGTAAATTGTAAAAATTGGACGAAACATTTATTTTACAATAAAGGAATTTGTACCTATGGAAAAATTGTGTTTCCCAATAAAATGAAATTCATATTAAATGTCGAAAACGGTTCGGAGATAATTTCGACGATTCAATATCAATCACAATCCTATTCAGATCCAATGGATTTGATTCAAAATGTACCACATGCCTTTCTTTGTCCGATTTCATTGCAATGTATGAACCATCCGGTTTCGTCTAGTTCACTTCGTTTTTTCTATGATCGCCGGTCGTTACAAAATTGGCTTGAGAAAAGGCAAACGGAACCAATGACCAACATGAAGTTATCGTCCAAGAAAGTTTTTTTTAATTTCAATTTACAAGACCAAATTTATGTATTTTTGAAAGATTATTTCATCTCTTTATCCGAAAGACAGTCAGGATAGAAACTGGGATCGTCGAGATTGGTTTGGATCGTATCATACGATTTTTTATAACTATCATTCAACGAATGATATTTGGAAGAGTATGGTTTAAACCCTGGAAAATTTTGAGTAAATGTGTAACAGCGATTGGAGAGATTTACATAGTCTTTGTTTAGGTTCCCGGATTTCCCAGGTGTTGAACCAGGGAGATAAGGTATTGCATCGTTTGTATTTGAAATGCGAAAGGTTTTATCCTTTAAAATCGCATCATAGGTATTCGCGAAATCTTGATTTCCAACCATTGGGCTGGCGAATGCGTAAACGCACCGGACTTTCTTAAAGACCGATTCCATATGGAATGCGCAAAGTATCGCTACCGCGGCACCCAAACTGTGACCACAAATAATATAATCATTAATAGTGGTGTTTTCGTTGACATAATCGTAGATAACATTACATATCGGTTTGCCACCCTCGTTTGTTTTACACCGATCACATAGAAGGAGTCCACAGGGAACTGGAGCGGCGGAACATTCTGTAATTCCAACAATTTTCCCAATCTGATTGGGATAAAGAATACGACAGGTACCATCTTTGCATGTATCCGTACAAACGCAATTATTTTCTGTGATCTGTCCAGGTGTTGAGGCGTAAACATCGTACCAACCCTCTCCAACGCCACAGTTTTGTGGCAATTGCGAGTCATTGACTCCCACTAACGAATTCCTTTGTCCAAATTTTGATGCGGTCTTGTAGGCTGTAAGTTTCGAAGGGTATACTAGGTTAAAACTACTAGCATCAGTAGCCCATTCACCTAAATTTGATGTGCCTCGGAAACTAATGAATCCAGTGCTTGAATTTTTAATGCGAGCAATAATACCAAATGGTGTATAATACTGCATATTCAACAACGGCAGCGTGTTCAATCTATTGGAGATTTGTGTCTGCGAAAATAATATCTGTGGATCCTCTAATAGAAAATCAACGTCTATTTGTCGTACAATGTCACCCAAAATACGATTGACATTGGTCACTGAATCGACGTACAAGTCGTACACATAATTGATTGAATTTAAACAATTCAGGTAGTTTGTTTTATTAAAGTTATTTTCGTTTGGATCCAAAACCCATGTATCAACGGTATCATAATTCATCGCACTGAGAGTAAACTTACGATTGATGAGGTATGCTAGGATTATCATACCAATAATGACTAATAATAACAAAACAATGAGCAGCTCCAAAATATTCATTTATGTAATAAATAAAAAAAAAAATATCGACTAATGTATAAATATGAAACCATTATATATTTTCCTAATTGTCTTTGTTCTCCTTGTTGTTTCGATTATTGGGATCACCGTGTACTTTCAGTACAAATCCCCTTACTGCGGAGATCAATTGAACAAAAAGAATTTCTTATGCAATTCGGCTACCGAAGAAAAATGTAATCCGACAAATACTGTGCAATATTATGATGACATTGTGAGCGTCATTCGTTATATAATGATGAATTACGAAGCTCAGCGGACCAATGCGTTGAAAAACCCATTGGAAGCAGGCGAAAGTGGCGCAAGTGTCCCCAGGGCAACTTATGGCGTTTTTTACTTTGCGATATCCGAATTATTACGTGTAATGCCAACGGACTTTGGACAAAACTCGCTTTCCCCCTATGGATTTTCTTCCTTCTTTCCGATATATCCGACATGTATTTCCGATGTTGAGACCTTTTGCGCACAAATGTTTCCCAGTAACGAAAACTCGGAGGATAATCCACAACAAAAGGGTCAAAGAAATTGTGAAAAGTTCCTCAATATTTTACAGAAGCGATATGCGTCAAGCGGTTGCCCCTTCCCTATTAAAGATGATTCAAAAAACCTGTTCATTGGTGATCCAACTGTCTTTAATCAATTCGGTATGCTTGGATCGACTTCCATGGATATTGATTCTGGTATAATTATCCGTATTTGCTTGCCATTGCAGAATCCACCGAACAATCGATGTTGTGCAGATCCAAGTGGTACAGTATGTGTTGAGCAAGTATCATTGGCTCTTTCGTATTGGTCGTTCGCACTGTATAAAATGGAATCGATGGACGCTAGTGACATTTGTTACCCAAACTATCAAGTTAACGCAGCATCTCTTTGTGCCCCGCTAAACATGTACAATGCTGTGGCAGAGGCCTATCGTAACACTGGTCAACGAAAAAATCCATTTCGGGATACCTTCAAGTTTGCGATTTTAATAAATTATTCCGATGCAGTCGACAAAAGAATGAGGTCCACCATAAATGACCAAACTAGTGCTTATTATGATTTTGACTTTGTCTATACGATGAAAATTCCATGTAGCGATGGTTCCTTACCATTTTCGAATGATCTTCCGAATCCGAATTCACTATCCTCCAAATCGACGTATTTCAATCCAGAAACAGATCGTTTTGGAATGATTTCTCGTCTCGTCGAAGACCAGGAAAGAAGAGTCAATATTGCCGGATACACGGCATTGGATAGCTTTGTCAATATGCAAGAGAATACCCATTTCAGCGTGCAAATGTGGAAATATGATTTTACACCAACGGAATTATACCCTTTTCAACCGTTTCCTCCCCGTATGAATCCACCGGTAAACGAAAAGAAAACATATGGAAGTGAATTCCGAAAACTAAAAAATGCAGTTTTGAATCCATTGGAAAAAAATGCGTACATTATCAACCGATTAACAACGAGGAACAATCTTGTGAATATAACTGCACCGTTGTATCCACAAGTCCGTAATGGAAAGATTCCTTATCGGGGGGGATTTCAGGCAGTTCAAATGGCTGGCAATATGCAAGGTGACAACCCCGATGCCCAATATCGTCTTCAACAGGCGGAGTGTATTGATGAGGATTCGGTGTTAATTTCGATCTGTGTTAATCATCAAACTTTGGGAAACTCCTATTATAATAGTTTAAACGTTACAGATGGATATCAGGCATATGGTTTTTATGGGTACGATCCGGGACCGGGACACAGATATATCGTTTTCATGACTGGTAGAAAACCCGAAACTCTCAAAATGATTGAAAAGACCTTTCGATCTGGGATTGATACGGAAAATGTAGATATCCACTTTAAAACGATTATTACCGATAAAACACAAGCGTTTGGAATTCCTGCTTGTCATCCCGTTTTAATGATTGAGAGAATTTATCTGAATCCCCTGTATGCTTCAACTACGAATGGACGGATTTACAATATCAACGAGCTGGATAATTTAACTGATGAGAATGAAATCCATGACAGAATTCTTAGTCTCAGCAATGTCACCGGTCCAGAATTGGACTACTACATTGAACCATGTTATTACAAAATTACTCAAAATACGCGCTTGATTCTATTGATTCTGTATACAATGGTAGTTGTGATTTTCTTCGCCTTACTGCTCGGTTATTTTATCCATCGATACAGGTCACGACGTAAATAAAAATAAATTAAAAAAAAAACAATATACGATAAATGAAAAATAACATTCTCTTTTATTTGGCAATATTACTGTGCATCATTGCGATTACCATGTGTATTCTAACATTTATAAAAAAGCCAGATTATCCAGTATCAGACGACGATATGCAAGCTCTTCGAAATTTCAATGAGCTTTTCGTAAAAAATATTACAGTTGATACGGACACGGACACCATCACGTTCCAGATACCGACAAACAATCTCTATATCGGAGCCGTTTTTGATGGAAACGATGACAGTGAAATTGATTATTTTTTGAAGCTGAACGCTGTCAATCCCGATGGTGATGAAACTGACACGTATGAGATTTTCTCGGTCAAAAATTTGAATGGTAGTGGTCAAACTTTTCGTTTCACATCTGATAATAAGGTTTCGATCAGTTGAGTAACATAAAATTTGAATGCAAAAAAAAAAAAAATATAATATAAATGAGCAGTTCTAAAGAATGGGTTGAAAACTATCTTGACTCGAGCGAAAACTTATCCTACAATGCCTACGTTGGTTGGAAAGAAACTTCCAGTGGAAACGTCGGCTTAGAAACCTTATTTTCCGTCGAAAATTTGAAAACAGTACAAACTACATTGGATCATGTGTTAAAAGATCTTCATCCACAGGGGAAACGTATTGTTGTCACCATACCACAAATTGCGAATGTAATGAGCAACATCTATGAAAATACCTTACCAGGTCAAATTGCTGGTATCTACACACAATCTGTCATTCCACCCGCACATCCGCGTAATGATATTCAGGAAATCAATCAAAGGACAGTACAGGCAATATACAATCTGTTGTCAACCCAATTTGAAGTTGAAACAAATAATAAAAAATTAAGTATTTGGAATAGTGTATTGGGAGATTTTAACGAAAATGGCTTGCGCGCTCATCCACCCATCAAAACAAGAAATAAACATGCACAACGAATGGCATTCCATATGCGATACTAAAAATTGATTTCTTGGTAAATTTTCAAACTGAAAGCAAGATTAATCTTTGTTCTTATTTTTTGTTTATAAATGTTCAACTTGCCAGAAGAACTGGTTCGATATATATACGAATTTGATAATACGTATCGAGAAGTGTTTACCAAAGTGTTACATTCTCGTTATGAAATTTATCTAATGACTGATAACTTTCTAAATTTGCCATCATTTCGTCATAGTACAAAATATTTTTTTATATTTGATGAATTTTCTGGTAAATCTTTTCTAACAAATAGTCTTCAAAATCCAACTTGGAAAACAACGATTCACACACACAAAAATATAAAGAAAAAATACGATAACTTGCATCTTAAAAATTACAAGTCAAAAATGAAAACACTTTATACATTGAAGAAAGTATCAGATAATTTACAATATGATATTCATAAACCGCTTTATTCATAATCATATTCATAATCATATTCATAATCATATTTATATTCAACTCTATAAATAGAATGCCTTCCTTCCACTTAGTATTTCAGGATGGACAACGATTCAAACAAATCGTTGATCTTTGCAAAGATATTGTACAAGATGTTTCTTTTCAAATTGAATCCTCGGGTATTTCGATGCAGGCAATGGATATGGCGCATGTTGCCTTGGTATCGTTTTTTATTCCAAAGCAGGATTTTGCGGAATATAATTTATTTGGAAAGGAAAACTTTGTCATTTCCACATCCTTACGTAATTTGAATTTAATTTTAAAATCCTACAAACCAGGATATAAATTATCTTTTGCATTTAATGATAATGACAAACTACAAATTATCTACAATTACCGTCCAAAAAATGTCGATCAAGATACGGATGAGCAGTATACCTGGTCCTTGCAATTGATTCACATGGAAAGCAACATGTTGCAAGTGCCTGAGGAAGAAAATGATGCTACGATTTTTATGGATAGTGCAGAATTCCATGAAATGCTCCGAAATATTGGTATATTTCACGATACCTTACTTGTTTCTATCCGCGGAAAAGTAGTGGAGTTTGAAACACGAGGTGATTTTGGAAATGTCGTTTTTTGCAAATCCTTTTCCAAAGAGACACTCCGTTCAAAAGTCTCCTTCCTACAACTTGGATATAGTATAAAATATTTATCTTGGTTTTCCAAAGCGTATCAGGTTGCAAAACAAGTTGAACTGAATCTTCAACGGGAAAGTCCAATGGAAATGCTTTATCGCTTTGATGTAGACCATCCTGGTTTCATCCGATTTCATTTGGCACCAAAATTTGACGAATAAATTATTCAAAAGATAATGACAACAGTCGTGATTTCGTATTTTTATCCCTGATTCGTAAAACGAAAAGGACTTTCAACGTTTTCTTGAAAAATGTTGAATAAATTTTAAAAATTGATAATTTTAAAAAGATATAAGAAAACGTAAAGTTGTTTCTTTATTTATATTAACAGACCAGTGTTTTATTCTCTCTTATTTATTTCTCTTTTATCTCTATAAAACGACAAAGATGGAATGTGTCGTATGTTTCGAACCAACGCAGGTTCAAACAGAATGCAAACATCTCCTTTGCCATCCTTGTCAGAATTCCTTACAGAAAGCCGAATGTCCCTACTGTCGGCAAGTCATTCGGGTTTGGGATCATCAAGACATTAAGATGCCATTTTATTATTTTACAGAAATGTGCTATGAACATTACCGAAAAAATGTGACCTATCATTGTTTAAAAATAGGTTCCGAAATTCCTGATGTTTTATCCGAAAACAATTGCTTTATTTTTCATAATCCATTTCATAATTGCCCATTTACTGAAAATTATGAAAAATTAATAACCGTACGTATCTTCAACCTCACCATCAACCGCCGAGCGATAAAGATTGAGTTTCAAACTCTGGGTTTGGACGCCGAACGAAATCGCCATTACATGACAATTCGTTATGACGAACATGATTCAAATTCGTTCGCATATTGGGTTCGTCAAAACAAGAAAATCAGAAATTACTGGGATCAAGCAGTCCGCCAATATCAGGATTCCAGGGATGGACAATAGTAAGAGGATAGTCGTTGACCATCATGCATGATTGGAAAATTTGGTACACGAACGTTATTCTCATAGACATAGTTTATATTGACAAAATCTCCGCTGTCATTTCTTAAAAATAAATATTCCATTGATAAAATGTCATAAATTTGATTATCATTTCCAAAACATGGAATTTGAATTTCATTTCCAAATAAATCAACATTCTCCTCGTTTGGAATTGGTCTTTTTTTGCTTTCCTGGTAATTTATTTTCAAAATCTTGATAATCGAACTCCTATGAAGGGAGGCTGAATTTATTTTGAATTTACTTGTAAGATACTCTGCCAAAAAGTTTGTCGCCACTAGTTTTAGCTTGTCCGCGTTACATGTTTCAAGATAGTTTCGCAAATACATCCCTTGGCGAATATAACCATTTTCCGAAGAGGATGACGACCGGTTAAAGTGGAGAATCGGAACTACAAATTCTCTTGATCTCCTTGATGTACGATTACTAAAACTATTCTTATGAAACAAACGCCCCCCTGCACATGAAAATCCATCTTTGAACTTCCCTTCAAATATTAAATATTGCTGTTCCATATCGAACAACTGTCCTTCTCCGTTCGGAAATCCATTTCGGAAGGAACCATCATAGACAAGCTTCCCATTGATAAAGAATCGCGCTCTTCCATGACAAGCGTCATTTCGGAAATCGCCTTCCAGATACGTTTCATTGCCATCAACGTAGTATATTCCTTTTCCGGACTTTAAATTGTTTTGGAATGCACCATGATAGACAAGTCGACAGTCCTCGGTGTACTCCGAGCCTAAACCATGACGTTGATCCATTTTCCAATTTCCTTTATAGGTTCGAATCCCTCTTGACCAGGACTGGCCCTCACCATGACGTTTGTCCTTACGCCACTGACCTTCATAGATACGCGGATCACGATCAGGTTCTTCTATATTTAATCGTTGCAATAATTCCACCACTTCTTCATGTTGTGGATCATATTGCGTGCCAATTCCGTGACGCTCATTGCGGTAAAAAGATCCATGGTAGAATTTCTGTCCGTTTTCATAAAGCGTTCCAATGCCATATTTTCCGTCTGGTCCGTACTTCCCCTGAAAATGCAAATTATTCGCCGCGTCGAGAAATTGTCCGTCGTAATAAGTTTTCTCTTTTCGAATTCGTTTCTTTCCAATAAATTTACAGTTTTCCATACTCTATTTTAAAATCTTTTTACTATTTGCACTTTTTTTGAAAAAATCATTTTTCAAAAATTCGTCAAAAAAAAATTTTTTTCTCAATGAAAAATTTTTCAATTTATTCCATAAATATTTTTCCATATTCTCCAAGTTAATTCAAGACAGGAGCGACAAGGTCTTTGATAGCAAGACCCACATTTCTACCAATGGTACTATAATCCTTTTCGTCAAGATTTGCAAAACTGATCCGGAAACGCCACGGGGTGGTGCCGAAACCAGAACCAGGTAAAAGAATAGTATTGTATTTCGCAACAAGATGGAACAAAAACTCGAGGTCTTCATATTCCTGTACTATGTACTTTGAGGCTCTTTCCCCAAAAATATTGCTGGTTATTTCTGGGATATTGATCAAGTCGTAGTAGTCGGTCCTGGTAGGTTTTATATTTACCTTGGTCTTCAACTGCGCATAAAAGCTCTGCATTCTTCTTCTTAAAATTTTCTTGATGGTATTTCGGTAAGGTTCTCCTTTCTTGCGGTCCATGATATCAAAGTAAAGCATAATCGATAGCAGAGTTTGCTGAGGCGTTGAGAGACCACCAACATGCGCTTGGGAAATCAGACGACTATCAAAGACAACTCGTTCCATGAACGATAATGTAGATGGATGAAGAGTCACAGTTTCATAACGCTTCTCCAATACTTTTTTGTACTTCTGAGGGAGACCCTTCAAGATATTATTGATGCGATTATTTTTGGCAACCATACATAATCCTAAACGCCATCCGGTTGTTCCAAAATATTTACTGACTGAGTATACCGTAATCGTATTTAAAGGACACGACAACATGAAAGAATTGTATTGGTCGGAAAAACCTGCATACACATTGTCCGAAAGGATAATTAGATCCATGCGTTCCGTGTTTACAATGTGGCCGATACGATCAACATTTTCTTTCGAAAGTGAAAAGGCAGCGGGGTTAGAAGGATTTACCATAAAAAGAGCCTTGATACTTTTATCCTTGAGTTTATCAATCTCGGAATCATCAAGGGAGTAGTCATTGTCCGGATTGCACTTCAACTCTACAATCTCAAGATTATAGTCGGAAAGACGAGGCATTTCCAGATAGGGACTAAAGATTGGTGTCACAAGAGCAATCTTATCCCTCGGAAGCAATATGTAGTTCTTTTGCAATGTGTTAAATATATAGAGAATGGCAGCTGCTGCACCTTCGGTGGCAAAACATTCAAAATCGTTAGCGTTCATTTTTGTACCAGGTTCATTTCCCATAGCTGCTGTCATGGCAAGATTGTAGAAAAACTCTTGTGCGACAAGTGATAAATGAGGCTGAATTTGCGGAGGAGAAGGATAGACACATCCAAGAGCAGATTGTACAACATCAAGCATAATTGTATCTACATGGTGCTTCTCTGCCTTTGCACGCTTGGTAAGATACTTGAGATAGCCTTTAAAAAAAGAACGTTCCTTCTTGCCCCACCTGGAACTTTGATTTAATAAAACTTTGTAGTAATTATGTCGTCCTTTAACGGGATATGTTGCAATATCTGTTGCAACCGGCGTTGCGATCGACATGGCGGCTTTTTGTAATTCGGCGAACACATTCCTGCAGAACGAATTGTAAAAATTAGGGTTACCTCGACCGGCGTCAAGTGCATTGCGTCCTGCCATTTGAATCAATTTAGAATTAAGCTCAAATGGAGAGAGGACGTCAAGTTTTTCAAATAATGGCTTCGGTATCCTTTTGACCATTGATCTGAGACCTTCTTGTTGAATAATAAACGGAAATTGTTGCTTTCTAAAAAAAAGGATGTGGATGTGGAAATAGGGGACACGATTTCCATGTATGAGAATAAATACATAATCTTTTTTTTTTAAAGCTTGTTCGATCTGCTCTGCGACGTATTTCCACAATTCCTTCTTTTGTTTGAGCGAAGCACCTTCACAAAATAGGCGAAAATGCGCAAAATTTTTTCCTGCCTTTGGTATGGGCACAACCAAAATATCAGATTCAGAAGGATTTGCAAAATGTGTTGCATATTTTTTTCCTTCCTTTTCTGCTTTGTTAATGTGTTCTCGGTATGTAGTGAAATCCTGTTTCGTTGGGAGTCGACCGGTTTTCTTCCAAATTTGTTTATAGGTAGTATTTTTTTTTCTATCACAGCATGATGTTTCAAAATAAAACCCATTCCTCTTGGACAATGTAGACTGTGGAGTATCCGGAAAATCTCTCCCATTTTTCCATTGAGAAAGTTTTTTGGACCATTGCATTTATCGTACAGTAAAAAAAATTATTTATGAACAAATCGTAGTGTATATCTGTTAATTTCCCAAAAAAAAAAATAGTATCGATGTCAAAGTGAAGACAATCAAAAAACAAAAAAATATTGAAAAGTATGATATAAAACATGAAACCAAATCCATATTTGGATATAGTGCCCATCAGTCTCATGCTTGTAGTCCTCCTACTGGTTTCCGTCTTTGTTCGTACTCGAGTCCTTCCACAAGTAGAACTGCCTTATTTTCAAACGATGCAAGAATTCGAGAATAGTCCTTGGAGAGATTATTATTTAAACGTGTATGGCAATCTTCCAACGACGCCTCCAAATCCTGCAGATCTATGGATGATTTACACGAAAATATATAACAAGGTATTCAAAACCAATTTAAAAACCTCGATTTACTCCATAATTTGTCCTTCACGACAAAATGAGTTGTATTCCAACATGTCTCGTACGAACGATATACCAGAAACAATATGGTTATACAAAAAGCCGCCCTATCAACCGTTGCCTTCCAACAGTTGGGTGGAAATATCACATTGTGCAAACAAAGTTGCAAAAAATCGTGAAAAAGTAGGTGCATGGTATTATTATGCACCTGGATCGGGCGTATATTTGAATTTAGGAAAAACCAAAGTGTATCAAAAACATCCTAACGCTGTCAAAGATATACTAAAGGAAACGTGCTTCGATTCCGAATGCGATAAATTTTATCCAAAGTTATTCAAAACAGCCAAAGAACAAGGGTATGATACTATACAATTTTTGAATCACAATGATATGCGGTGCGGCAACACTGCCATTGAAATTGTCGATACGGCCGGTGTTGGAACCTTTGCCTGTGGTGACTCAAAACAAGGAAAATTTAAAACTGGGTATGAGGCGACACTCCCATGCGTTTGTGATAACAAAAAATTATGCTCGAATTGCGGAATGAAATGAAATGAATTAAATATAAAAGTAAAATAAATTTATGGTTCGAGTTTACAATTGAAACGAATGCGGTTTACCTTATTTGAAGATAATTACGGTTTTTTCATTTTCCCAAAGATACATATTTGCGAGTAGAAATCCTTTTCGGTTGCGTAGTGGAAATTCAAAATTCTTTCGAAGCAAGGATTGAATATAAGGAAAATCTTCATCACGATATCGTAAGATGATCATCCCCTCGTCATCTAGTAAAGGATATGTATTTTCCAACATTCTCTGAATATTTACATATTCAGAGATTTGAATTACTTGGAGATTATGTTCCATTGCTTCCGCGCCTTTTTCGATATCACGGCAAGAAAAAAAAGTATGACTATATTTCTGACGGGCTGCATTGATTGCACTTTGATTTTTGTCAATACCAACGACTTGCAAATCTGGAAATAGACTTTGCAAACGACATGTGGAATCCCCTGTATAACAGTTCACATCTAGACCTAATCCACCTTGAAATCGTTCGACCAATCGGGGCAAAATTGGTGTCAAGGACGAACGCAATTCGGTCATTTTCTCAATCGGATTCGCGACCAAGAAAAGCGGAAAGAACTTTGGAAAAATTTTCATATTGCTACAAAGAAATAGATTAAAAAGTAGTTTTATAAGATGAATAATAATCAATATAGGCGTAATCTTGATAATTTGTGAAAATGTTTAAAAATATCAATTTTTAAAATTATATTATGTTTTTTTTAATTTGGAAGACATTCGGACGTCGGAATCCTTACTTTCCCAAAGAAACTATTTTTTTATTTCATCTGTCTTATAAATGATATGTTATATATGTCGTAATGATGTCGTGCTCCCGGTTGAACTTATTTGTTTTCCTTGTTTTTCAGTAAACGAGGTGCACTGTAACTCCTATGTACGAATGTGTTTATCATGTGCTATCGAATATTTACAACTGAATCGCGGCTATTTCGATCGTGATTTTACTAGGAAATGTTTGACATGTCATGAAACTGTATTTCTCAGTTTGCTTCATTTTAACAACGCCGTAAAATTTGACTTTCAGATTATAAAAGAAGATGCAAAAGTCATTGAATGTCCATTTTGTTTTGAATTTCAAGGAAATATGATGTCTGTGTTTCATCATCTAAAAGACTGTTCAGAATATTTTTATGAATGTGCATGTAAAAAAATAATTCCTTCCCGAAAAATGTTACGATCGCATCATTTTAATTGTCCCCAACATAAACATTGTATGACCTGTGATACTTTTATTCCTGTTCAGCAATATGCACAACATCAGCGCCATAACCACAACACCATTCCTTGCGTTCATTGTCAAGAATATTTATCATTAGAGGATTTATTTGAACATGAATATTATTGTCCAGAGAGAATGGTGGAATGTTTTGTTTGTAAAGAAAAAATTGCTAATAAAAATTTGAAGGATCATTATTCTTCCCATGAACTGGGACTATTGGAAAAAATACAGGATACAAAGTCGACCCTTGCGAAGCTTCTGGATGAATTGGTATTGATTCAAAACTTTCGCAAAAATGTCCTTGAAATTAATCTTCTCCATTAACATTCCTCCTCGTCCCCATCAAACATGAACTCATCTTCCTCATCAATATTACCTTCCTCGTTATCAGAATCATTTGTTTCAAAAGTTGTGCGATCATCAATATAATCATCCTCTGCAAATTGCAATATATTATCAAATGTCACGGGTTTGTCCACTTCTGGTAGGCTACTTGGTGCCGTTCCATATTTATTTTTTTCGTCAACGGACATGGTTTTCCATTGCTGTGACACTTGCTTACTCAATTCACCAAAGCTTAATTGTGAATTTGTCGCTGATAATTCCTCTCGGCGAATTGCAAAAAAATGCTGGTACGCCGTTTTCGGCTTTTTCTTTTTTGCCTCTGTAGAACGTACCTCCTTACGAACCATTCCTTGCCATAAACGATCCAATGTTTCCGCTTGAACGGTGGGATACTCCAAAAGGATTGTCTTTTGATACTGGCTAATATAACGAGAAATTACTAAATTTATCTCAGTCTCCATTTTTATATCCATTTGTTTTTTGATACATGTTCATTTTTTGAAAAAATGAATTTCCCTCTTTATATTTTTGTTTTGAAAATGCTTCTTCTTGAGGAAAAGAATCGGCATGAACGAGATTCGCAGATTTTCTTTTTTGAAGATTCTCATGTTTACCAATACCAAAACAGAACGTTTATCTCTGTTACAACGGTCATTCATTCGCTTTTTGAACCTTTCAATGAAGATGATGCAATACAGCGCATTCTGACTTCGACAAATCCCTCCAGTAAATATAAACACAAATCTTTTCAAGATATTCGAAATATGTGGGCGGAACAAAAAGAAGCGTCGTTGTCTGCGGGATTACATTTGCAAAAAGATATTGAAAATTTTTACAATCACGAATCTATCATAAATTCCTCACCGGAATACCAATATTTTCTAAATTTCGTTCGAGATCATCATCATTTGATTCCTTATCGAACGGAATGGAAAATATTTGACGAGGACTATGATATTGCTGGTACGATCGATATGTGTTATGTCGACAAGGGTTTTCTTACCATTTACGATTGGAAACGGGTGCGGAACATTTCCAGAGAAAATAAATTTCAAAAATTCGCAATCAAAAAGAAACTGTCTCATTTGCCCGATAATAACTTTACACATTATGCACTACAACTAAATCTTTATCGGTTCATTCTTGAAAGAAAATATGGTAAAGTTGTCCAGAAGATGTTTCTTGTTGTACTCCATCCCGAAAATCAAAATGAGGATTACATATTAGTTCCAATTCCTACCATGCGCAAAGAGATTAAAATTATTTTAAACGATTTAAAAAAACAATGTTCTAAATAAACATGGAATCCTATCAGAATGCAATCGTCGACGAAATGGTAAAAAGGGAACGTGGTAAACAGATTCATCAGAATAATGAAATATATTCAAAGGTCGGTATATTGGGAATACCGAACGGAGTCGGACGCAAAAAGATAATCATTGATTTGATTCAACGGGATGCCATGAAATGGTCGAATGGTCCGTTTATATTTTCCAGTTATGAAAATATATATAACCAAGGTATTATTTTTCGAAAAAACAATTTTCAATGTTCGAAACGAAAGGTCAATTTAATTGTATGCCATCGTTATTTACTACCGAGTTGGGTGGACCATTTGAAAGAACACAATGTATCCTACCACCTATACAAAAATCATTCAAGAATTGAGAATTGGGCTAGCATCTCGGTGATTCTTTTGCGACATTCGTTGCTTCAAACATTTTTGGAACGACATTTTTGTAGAATTGCCGTCCAACGTATCATTCTGTATAATCCGCAATATTTCCTGCTAAAAAAGTTTACCTTTCTTTTATATGGATTTGCATGGATTGTTTTGGACAATCCAAAATGGATATTGTCCTCTGTTCAAAAACATTTCTGTCATAATTTCGTCCCCGTCAATATTGATTATTACATTTTTAGGCAATTGAATATAACGAGACCATTTAACGACGCGGAACGTCCTATTCTCCATCAGAAATGTTTGTACAAATGTCAAAAAGAAATCTTTCTTATATTGAAAGATTCAATCTCTAGTGAATTATATGATTTATTAGAGCGAGGAAAAATTGAGGAGGTTCTCGCTGCGTTTGGCAGCCAGTTGCATTGTCGCAACATTTACAAGCACATTCTTGATGATTATCAAAATAAACTCGATGCAATTGAATTGAAGATTATGAGATACGAGGAGCTCGGATTGACCCAAAAAATTTTAAATTTCCAGGAAAAACGTCATTCACTCGTGGAACGAATGACTTCCTTCAAAAGACGAATTATGAATTTCACCCTCGATAATGCTTGTGTAATTTGCAATGGTCAGATGAAAGACGTGGTATTGCTACATTGCTGTCAAAATGTTCTTTGTGGAAACTGTATTTTAAAACTTGTGCATTTGGGACAAGCATGTCCATATTGTCGGAAAAAATTGTTAAATGATTCCATTACCATGCTGGATGAAACAATTTTTTCGGAGAATCCAAATCCTGTTGTTGCGCCCACGATGAATCCTCCTCTTTTATCGAGGCAAGAGCAACTGCTTCGCATCTTAGACTCTATTGGTGACGAATCATGTCTTTTGTATGTCCCAAATCGCGAATCCATTGAAATGTTCATGGAGGACAAGGGATGCGCGAATTATAGAATATTTCAAGGACGTTATCTTGAAAAAAAATTAATGATTGAAAGTCTAAAACAGTCCCAATTTCAGTATCTGTTTGTAATGGATCATCTCGAACTCTTGGGATTCAAGTTTCCCCATCTACATAATTTTATTTCCTTTATTCCCCTGAAGATGGAATTAGAAAATTTTTTCCTCCACAAATTTTATGGAGAACATCGTGAATCCATCATCCATATTCATTTATTTCATTTTTGACAATCTTTACAAAACTTTATATGATTTTCGAAATTGTCTAGGGCTTCGGCCTTTGTTTTCTCCTGAACATTTTGAAACATCCATTCGGAGAAAAATCGTGCGATCCATTTATGAAGCTGTCGTATGCCCGCGTCACTACTTGTCGGCATGTAATAGGGCGTCCTGGATCTCCCATGGTAAATCTCCTGTTGGTGAACCAAATAATCGTCAGTATTGAAAAATGTATTAGTAAACTCATGTTGTTCTCTTCTCTCACTGGTGGTAAAATTTTTTTCAGGAATGATGAAGATTCTTGTCCGACCGACCTCTACAGGAACACAAAGAATTGTCATGTTTCTTTTCCATATATTTGCCTGCCGAAAAGACAAACAATATAAATAGGGACCAAAAAATTCGATCCTGCCATCCCGTTTTTCATTCATGCATTGGTCTTCAAATAGTACAACTAATTTGTCTGGTGTATAATGCACCAGTTGCATTGGTATCGGCATTCCATCACTGCGTCTACTTTGCATACCATGATGTGCAAAGGGTACGTGTGCGGGATCAAATAAATTTTCCAGCAAATAATTCCAGCTATACGGCACCTCTCGCTGATAGGGTATGGACGCGTTGCAGACCACTGAATCTTCCTCGATTGTTTTTTCAAAAATGTCCATATCATATCCTATCGAGAGGGGTAGGTTGGCCCACAAGATATCCCCCAAAATTTTCGTAGTATAGCTCGTAATACATTTGGTGGAGGAAGATCGACTCTGAGGAATACGAACGACATTGCCCTCGGCATTATAGCGCCACCCGTGGTATGGACATTCTAACATCATGTCTACGACTCGACCTTCTGATAATGGTGCATGACGGTGCACGCAGTGATTGTCTTGCACAACATAATGATTTTTCTCTTTTCGCCAGACGACATAATCCTGCTGATCAACTTTAATTCGTTGCACCGCATTGAGATTTCGAATTGACCCGATAGGTGTCCAGCCCAGTACACCAATTAGGAATGACACATGTAGATAAAACGATAGCATCACCTGGACTTTTAAATATAATGATTTTTGGTTTTAAATTCTTTCTTTACGACGAAGAATAATGCAACACAACACAATAGGATCAAAAATGAAATCAGAGTCCATAGCGATGCATTGGAGGACGTCGTCGTCGAATCGTATATAGAGAACGACTCCGTTGCTCGTGTATCGAACGTTGTCAATCCTCCAAAATGGTATAATGCATTATAGGAAAATCCGTTTGCGGTGCTTCGAAATGAAAAAACACCTGATTGCAAGTATATTTGAAATAGAAACGCACCATATTCCTGAAAATCTTTATCAAATTTCCACGGAAAATTGTTTAACAACTTTGCTGTCACAATTGTTTTTTGAATTACCTGAAAGAAGTGTTTCGGGTCCTTAACATAGATACCCCTGGATTGCATCACATCGTTCAGATGGCGAACTTCAGGGAAATTTAGGCAATCGATATGGAAATGGGGTATGAATGCTAAAACGTTGGACTCGAGGAAGCACTGATCATTTCCGCGAAGGAAGCGAAAATATCCATTTTGTCCATACGAGCTTCCCCATGAATTTTTTATCCACCAGAAAGGGATTTTTTGCCACGTGCCCCAACCTACAATTTCGACAGAATGACCACCAACAATTTCTTCCTCCACCTTTGTATCATGAATGTATACCCCTTGTCCGTCAAAGTCGTAAAAGTCCTGGTAGACGATAAATGTGGCGCAAACAGGTCCATGTTTTTGAATCTCGATTTGAATTTGCTTTTCCACGTTGGGCACATCATAAAAATAATTGCAGTGGTATCGTTGAATTGGCCAACCATAAAGTTTGGTTTCATCCACATTCAAAGTGCTGGTACAATAACTATATGGAAGTGTATCTGTCTGAGTATAGGTGTTACATGTAGCACTTTTGTTTTCAAAATTTTTAAGATCGGTCCGACTCTTTTCTTTCAAATCATTCAACAAATAATTATTTTGTTCTTTTTTAAAATATCCCAAATTTTCTATGGAGTACGGATAACATGATTCGATTGAAATGCCAAAAAAATATATGTACAAAATGGCGGTTAATACGGTATTGCCGTAACAAGCTCCTGGTGTGGATTCTACGAGATTGTCGTAGATATTACAATAGAGTGGTAGGACAGGTGAGAGTGTTTTTGTGAGAATGCGTTTGTTTTTCCAAATGTTGATACGATCCGATAAACACGACGCAGCCGCAAAACTCCAACAACTACCACAATTTCCTTGATCAACAGGTGGGACAAGGAGATGCCTCCATTTTGTTTCTTGTGGAATAAAGGTGTCTGGGATCTTGGTAGACAGATCATGGTTGATTCCGAAAGGGATAAATTTTTTAATATCATTGGTCACCACAAAGGGAGATTGAAAGTCCTTGTGATTTGCCGCGGTTGCAAATGAATTAAGATTTTGTTTTCGCATAAAGAACTAGAATTATATTTAATAATATGAAAATAAAAATATTCAAGACGTAAAATTTGTCATTTCCCACAAATTTAATTTCTTCGCATTCCCTCGTCATATAATCGTTTTGTGGGTAATTTGCTTTACAAGTTAATGTTGGACGGTATGTTTTTTGCAAAGTGGATATTTGTTTTTCCTTTTCCTCCTGATGCCTTTGATGAATGTTCGATGCAACCTCGCGTGGAATAATATTCACATGTTTCACAATATTGTCAAGATGTTGATGTCTCTGCTTCATGGAAAATAAAGGAAAGGCTTTTCGATATCGTGGTACAAAAGCGTAGCTACTATTGATTAAATTATTTTCAAGTATGTCCATTTATTGAACAAGAGAATAATTTAATTTGCAAAAATCCGACATCATGCTGCTTCGGAGAAATGGATGAATTTTACACATTTCAGAAAAGTCGAGGCTTTCTACTGCGATCCCATTTGCTTCCACATTTAGTTTTTTATGTGCCCGACTTCTTTCCTGAGGCAAAAGGGAAAACAAAACTTGTAGTTTGACAACAAAAGATAATGTTCGATTTTCAATTTCTTCAAAATCTAGATACATATCATAAAAATGAAGAATTAGTTCACGAAAATCAACATCTTTTGTTTGGACAAAATTGAAACTCTTATTCAGCTCAAAGTGGATTTGTTTTTTTATTTGCAGGACAACCTCTGCCATAGCAGTATCATGATGAATAGCATGTTGGAGGTCTTCCATATGGGCACGGATGGATGTGTAGATAATATTTGAGAGGACCACCTGATTTTTATCTATCTGTTGCGTCAGAGGTTTTAAAGCTTCTCGAAATCTCTCATACTTTGTGGTGTCCAAGCTACTTTCCATAATAAAAAATCCTTCAAACCATGGTAGGTAGGTCGATGCATCCGGACACTTTTCTTTTAATTTGCGAAAATGTTTTTGACTCTTTTTCATCATGGAAAACTCATTCTTGAGAAATAGTTGCAAAACACGAACGATATTCGGGTAATTTTGTTCCAATTTTTTGATTAATTTCCTCAAGTAATTGAAAAGATCTTTATTGTTCCACTTCATAAAATCGGAATCTGGACTGATTCTCACATTGTAATCGGAGGGTAATACAGCAAAATGCATGTTATGGAAATGATCGGTGGAACATTGGACCGTTTGTGTTCCGGGGGTTGCCACGATTTCTACATCATGAAACGATGGTATCTGTTGGTGACAAAGTATCCATGTAAAAAGAAAATACAGAAAAAGCAACAAGTTGTTCTCTTGATTCGGAATCATAAACATATGGTTCATGGTTAAACAGCTCATGTTACTTTTTTTTAATCCAACAATTTTTTTTATTTAAATTGAAATTAACAAAATTTTATTGTTGTATGAATAAATGAATTACTTTGCGTTATGGTGGTATCCAATGGTCTTAGGTCTGTTCTTTTTGTATGTATGGAATTTTGAAAAAATTGACGTAACGTACATGGCCATCATCGAAAACAGATATTTCCGAATGTTTTGGAATTTTCCTTTGTATCTCGGTATGGAATTTTTGTTCCTTTTGATTATTCTCTTTGATTCGTGCAAATACACGAAACCAAAAATTGAAGCGCCCAAAGAGACATTGGAAAATGTCCACGTGATTCTTCCGGTTCACAAAGCGGACGAGACGATAAAGGGTAATTTGAAACATTTGGTGGATTTATTCGGGGAAAATATTTGGATTGCAGAAAATGATGGCACAGATCATGAAAATCTGGTGCTGAAAGAAATGTGTGAAACATTTCGTCTGCGTTATGTTCATTATCCATTAGCAAACAAAACGAATGCTCTCTATCGGACAGCTTGTCTTGTTCAACAAACGAATCCAGAAGTGCAATATATTATCTTATTGGATGATGATACTGTGCTACCGAAGGACTTTTTTCTACGTCACGATTTATTAGCGGATCCTACCACTGCTGGATACTGTTGTTGTATTGGAATAAATAAGACAAAACCATTCAATATTTTCGAACATTGGGTTGACTTTGAGTACCGAACAATCTCGTTTCGGAATCGTGCTCGGAATTATCAAACTTTAAAGTTTCTCCATGGCATAATTTGCGTTTATAAACTAAAAGAATTCCTGGAAATATTTCGATTCAATTACTGTCAACCTCATGGACTGCCGTTTGGTGAAGATGCATTTGCAGGTGTTACAACGCGAATGATTGGCTATCAAATGAAACAAGATAATTTCAACACTGTCCTGACGTATTGTCCCAGAACCCTATTTTCATTTTGTTCCAATAGGTTCCAAGGTTATGGCGCATCATCACTCTTTAAACAGAGAGCACTTCGTTGGTACTTGTCTTGGCCGAGGAGGATTCCTAATGAGATTGCCTTATTTCTTTGCTACGATTGTGGATCATGGGTTGGTAATATTCTCTATCGTATCGACTGTTTGTGGTATCTTTTTATATTGTACGTTAGTATCATATGGATACATTCATTGCAAAAATTGACGTTTGGTGGATTGTCATTATTTTCCTTTTCTATTTTGCGTGTCGGTTTCATGCTGATATCGTTGTTGTCTTGTTATTTGCGATTTTTCATTATGAATCGCCAAGAGAGGGAAAATGTCTCCTGGATTGTTTTGTTAACGTTCCCGTTTTTCTTATTATTAATTTTATTTCTTTACGGTGCAAGTTTTTTGGTATCCATTTTTTATTATATTCCGTTGTTCCGAGTTAATTACAAAAAATGTTTTGCGCTTTAATCCATTGGATTTCGGGGAGGTGGTGTGTCTTCCACCCGTTCCTTCTGTAACTGTTGCGCACGGTTCAAAATACCACCCTCATTCGACTTTTTACGAGTACCCTCTTCTGCATTTTCGACTCCAGCTCCTTCCTCGGGTTCCTTTTCAAATTCCACTTTTTCAACAGATATTTTTGTACTTGGAATCACAGGAGCCTCCACAGACGGAGGTTCTGCTTCAGATGCAAGTTTTTTTCGTACAAAATTTAACCATTCCGTACATTCTGTTCCTTCAATTTTTTCCATCTCGCCAGAATTATGGAAAATCAAAACAATGGGTACCTTCGTCAACCCATAATCGGAATCTAATAACCGTTTACGGATCTTTTCGTGGTCCACACATAATTTACGAACCTCCATCTGGTCTTCCAATTCCTTTAGAAATTTAACACTCTCATTACAGTAACGACTATACAAACATAGTATAACATCCATTTTTTTTCATCAAAACATTCTTTCCTTTATATTCTATTGTCCCAAAAAAAAAATAATCCATAATGATTTAAAGGCATTGTTTTAATAATAAAAAATGCCAAAAACCAAGGTTAGCTCATCGACGGTCACACCCGTCACTACCAAAGTAAAAAAGGTTTCGAAATCTTCAAAAACCAAAAAGGTCAAAGAAGTGACTCCAAAAGTTGAACTTGTACAGGAGGAAGTTGTTCCTGTAGAAATCCCTCAACTGGATACTCCAGTAGAAGAAACAGTGGTTGAAAAACTACCTGAAGTGACAATTGAAAATGTTGTATCAGAAAATGATACAGTGCCGACAATAAGTAAGGAGATGGAGGAAAATGCAGAATTGGTTCCAGATAAAAAGAACACGCGTCGAACGGTGAATAAAGAGACAGTACGACAAAATTGGGAGGAATTGTTTGTTACTTACGAAGCTGAACTAAAGGAATGTAAAAAGAAACCGAATCAGAAGCAAAACTTGCTCAAAGCATTAAATCAGTTAAAGACAGATTGTTATCGTTTACTTCGTATTCGAAATCGTTCCGGAGATGGTAAAGGAAGAAGTAGCAACTCTGGTTTTAATAAACCGGTAAAAGTGACACCTGATTTAGCTCGTTTTATTAATGTCAAACCAGAGGACGAAGTGACTAGAGTTCTAATTACACAGAAACTCTGTTCCTATGTCAAAGAAAACGATCTACAAAATCCATCCGATCGTCGTGAAATTCTACCAGATAATGAATTGAAAAAATTATTTGACGTTCACGATGATAACAAAGATCAAAAATTAACCTATTATAGTATGCAAAGACGGATTCAACCACATATTATCAAGATATAAAGATTACGAGTGTTAGAATAATGTCATAAAATATATTTTTTGAAAATATATTTCTATTATCGAAAAAAATCTGGTTGTGCACGGAGATGATCCATCCAACTTTCAAAAGAATATGGAAATGGAGCGTCGTTGCGCAATTGAATCTCTTTTTGAAGAGAATATATCCAACGGAAGATGTTTTCCTTTGACGACAAAGCATCCTTAATATTATTTTTTTCAAAATAGGCGTGGAAGTGATCTTGACACTCACCACATGGTAAAAGTCCACCCAAGGCATAAAAAAAAAGTTCCACAAAATCTTTGGACACCTCACTGGTAGCATCAAATGAGAAGAGAATATAATAAATGACTTTCCAAAATTGTGGTCCCCATACTTTAGGTTCAAACGCAACAAAAGTTTGTTTCATTTATTCAAGGTAAAAAAAATTATGTTTCCTTTCTTTTCGGATTGAAATATTTTTGTTTTGATCGAGATACATATTTCTGGGGACCATCACTTTTGAAAAATCTTGGATTTTGGGAATTATCGGAAAAGTTGAAGGATGGTCGATCGTTCAATTTCTTTTTACGTTTTTCGCGAAGTTCCTTTATTTCATCGTCTTTTTTTTTCTGGATTGTCTGCTCTTTCATTATTTCTTCCATAGACATTACTTGGCATGTCGTGGTCAATGGAATATTCCAACCACGACTGGTAGGAGCGACCTTCTTTACAGCTGCGACATCCTTCGTCACAGCTTCCTCTGTATCATCAAAATATTCATCTTCCATGTCCAGAAAATTGAACTGCCCCTCGTACTCCTCTTCGAATTCATCCTCATCATTCCCATAGCTTGTATCCTCCTCCTCCACTTCTATTGTCTCTTCCTCTGTATCGGATCCCAGAGTATAGCGTGAATCATTGTCGTCATCAGAATATGCATTCATTGTCTGCATTGGATTTTATGTCGCTCAATAAAATTTTGAAAAATCAATTTTTATAAAATGAATGTGGTCATGTATAGGGATCTGCTCCTGCTATCCTGGACTACAAAACATGGCTCGATTCAATAAAAAAATTATTTAGTGCACAACTTTTTTCTTTCATTTTTATAAAATGATTTTGGAAAATCCAAAAAAATATCATATCCTATCGTTTGCCCGTTCTAAAAATTCCCAAAAAAAATACGATGCTATTCTTGAACATAAGGAAACAAAAAAGTTACGAAGAATTCCATTTGGAGATATCCACTATCCCCAATATGAGGATAAGGTACCGTTACAACTGTATAAAGATCGTAATCATTA